GCTTGGCGGTAGTTCGCCGGGCACCTCGACAGAGCCCCAGGCCGGGTTCTTGAGACGATAGGGCGGCAGGGGCCCGCCGGCCATTCGCAGGCGCTCGAGGCCGGAGGGCTGGCGAGGTGGAGCCATCAGCGAAGCCCCTTCAACCCGGCGTACTCGGGACCAAGAAGCGGCAGGATCCGCAACGCACGAGCGCGCGCAGCCGCCTGCCTCGGAGCCAACTCCTGCATGCCCCGCTCGGCGCCTGCCTCGGCCAGCCCGCCGGCCACGCCGCCCACCGTTTGCGCGAGCGCGCCGAGGGCCGCGCCCGGCCCGGAGCGGAAGTTACCGCCGCCCATCCCCCGCAACATCTGTGCGCGTCGAAACTGACGTTGAAGGGCGGCTTGCTCGGCGCTCATTCCTCCGAGCCCAAGCATTTCGAGCAGCGCCTCTCGGTCTCCCATCTGATCGGCCATCAAAACACCTCCAGCAGGCCAGAGTAGTTGACTCGCAAGAGCCCGTCGCTGCCTTCTATCACGAGCCACGGACAGGCCCGTCGAAGTTCCTGTGCCAGCACCCCAAGGAAGCGCGCGCCGGGCATGGCCAGGTACTCCCAGCTCACGAGCGCGACGCCGGGCAGGGCTTCGCCGTGACGGCGGATGGAGCGCTTGACTCGGACGTCCGATAGCATGAACAGGCCGCCCAAGGCGCCCCCGAGGTCGCCGAGGCCACCGAAAAGATCGGACATCTGCTGCTGCTGAAGCTGCTGCTGGGCGAGCGTTCCCTCGTACTGGGCCTGAGCGGCGCCCATCAGGTCGGGCGTCGGCGCCGCCTGGAAGCCCGGCATGGATGTCAGGTTCTGAAGCGCCTGGAGTTCTTCCAGCGGTTGCGCGCGCGCCCGCAGGAGCTCTGCCATCGCTTGCTGCCGGCGGGCCATGTCCTGTTGGGTGATCGCCTGACCAGCCTGGGTGGCCTGGCCGATGGCCCCGGCGAGCGCCTGCTGGTAGGCGCCGCCACGCTCTCCCGCCAGCTCCTGGCGACCGCGGCGCGCAGCGGCGGAGCCAGGGAGAAGGCCTTGTGCAGCAAGCCGGGCATCGAGCGCCTGACCGCGCTGCGCGAACATCGGGTCGAGTTGACTCCGTGCCGCGCCCATGGCGCTTTCCAGAGCTTGCTGACGCGCTTCGTCGCCAGTGCCCACCGCGGGCAGGGCGCCGAAATTCAGACCCTGGGCGCCGAGCTGGGCAGCCTGCTCGCCAAGGCCCGAGGCTGCCTGACCGAGGCCGCCGGCAAGCTGCGTCCTCTGCTGCCATTGGCCGGTCGTGGGGTTGAAAGTCCACCCCGAGGTCGCAAAGGGCGTCGTCTGGTCCGGACGCGCGGCTTGCGCGCCGGCCTGGGCCTGCTGCCGAACGAGGTCTTGGTAGTTGGGCGGTGCCGGGATGTTCTGGCCCATCAGCACGCCTCCTTCAGCCAGCGGCAATCCGCCCGCCGCATTTCATGGACTACCAGCGGAATGCCCGCGGACCATGCGTCCGCAAGCTGGCATACCACGCGGAAGCCCATGTGGTGGGCCAGTGCCAGCGAGCGCTCGTTGTGCCCCGGGATCAGGCCGAGCACCACGTTTTTGCCGGCCTGGCGAAAAGCGTAGTCGCAGGCGGCCGGCAGCAGGCGCCGCCAGGCCATGGGTGAGTCGGCCGCCATGTGGGCTTGGCAGGACGCGGGAGTCCAGGCGTCGAAGCCCACCATGCCGCGGACTTTGCCAGCGACATCGACGGCCTTTAGCGCCCGAAACTCGCCCGTGATGGAGCAGCCGGTGCGATTGAGAAGCCAATCGAAGTCCTCCGGCGGAGCGGCTCGAACGGTAATCATTGGGTGCCCCCCTGCTCGAAAGTGACGTTGATGGCCACCAGCGTGGTGGGTGACACGGACAAGCCCGTCATCGCCACCGCCACGTGCTTGCCCTCGCCGACGCCGCCGGTGAGCGGCGTGGACGGGGTCTCACTGCCGGACCAGAGCATCACATCCCAGAGCCCGGTGGACCAGGAGTTGGGGCCGCCTCCGGCGGGCAGCGCCGGATCGGGGGCCGGAGTTTTGTCGTACCCGTACCGAGCCTGGGAGACATAGGGCACCGCCGCGCTGCCCGACTCAAAAATGGGCCGAAAGCCCAAGACGCGCTTGTTGCGGCCGTTGCCTAGGTCCGAGAAGCCCGTGAGGAGGCGCCAGCGAATGGGCTCGTAGTCCTCCGGAGCCGCCAGCATGCGAGCGTCCATGCTTCCCTTGTTCCGCGCCACCACGCCACCATCTCCGCCGAAGTAGAGTTCGCCCCGCCAGACTGCCGCGCCTCCGGTCATTGGGACGTCGCGATAGATGCTCCACGCCGGGCGTGCAAAGCTCTGGGCAAGCTGAATCCAGCCGTTTCCCTGGGTCTGGGGGATAAGAATCAAAAGGGCGTTGTCGGTAGGGTGCACCACGATGGCCCACCCTCTTCTTCCTTGTGCCTCCTGCGCCAGCCTGGTGAAAAGGTTGGCGATCTTCGCCGTCGTGTAGAGACTTTCCAGCTCCACTGCGCCGCCGACAACCAGCCTCGAGAGCGGCATGACGCCGCGCAAACTCAAGACGAACATCTCCCCGCCGAGGTCGGTAGCCACCCGCCGGCCGGTCGGAAGCGGCCCAACGTACCACGCTCCTTTTTGACCCCAGGTGGCGGCGCTGCTTGGATCCGCGCCTTGGTAGATGACCACGTCCCCGGTGCGAGAAAGCGCCACAAGAAGAGTGTCCAGTCCGCCCCCGGCGTCGTAGCTCCAGGCGTACAAGCCGACAAGCTCCCCGCCATGATGCAGCGGGAAAGGGAAGGCGGTGGCGGTACCCGTGACGGCGCCGACGTCGAGGTACCACGCGCGCGAGGAGTCCCGCTCCACAAACCAGAGGCGACCTTTGAACTCAAGGACGAAAACCAGATCCGCGGGATCGATGGACAAGCCAGCCTGTTGGTCCGCAAGGCTTGGACCGAGCGCGCCGGCCACCGCGGGGCCGACGTAGTCCCAGCGCGTCGTGCCGTCCACGATGTCAGCGCCAGCGCCTGCCGGCCCGGTCCCGAGCGCCGAGGACAGTCCGTCCGTGTCGCAGACGTACTCGTTTCCGCCGTTCACCACCAGATTGCCGACAAAGTAGGGCGTCGAGTTCTGCCACGCCTGGCTCGTGCCAGCGGGAACGCGCGACCATGCTTGTGTGTCCTGGCGGTACAGCAGGTAGCCGTTCTGCTCGTCGCACAGCGCACAGAACGTCGTGGCCTCGTTCGTAAACGAGGTGCTGATCGTCTCGCCGCTCGTCGCGCCAACGTTGGGCAGCGTCAGGGCGGACACGTGAGGGCCAACTCCGCCACCGGTGATGTCCCAGACGCGGTCGTTCGTAATGGCAAACAGGCGATCGGCGATGCCGTTTCCGGCGGTGCCGTGAAAGCCGATGATGGAGCGCGGGGTGTTGTCACCGGCGCCCAAAATGTCGGTGGCCCACTCCGCCCAGCCGCGACGCACGCTCAGCCCGCGCTCGTCAGGGCGGAGGTTCTCAAGCAGCAGGCATTCCGAAGGTGGAACGGCTGGCCCCGCGGCGATCGTGTTGAGCCCGTTCACTGGCGCCGGCAGAGTGACGGTTTGTTCGGTCGCTGGTCGTGAGCGAGCGCTCATAGGCTCCGCGCCTCGTTCGCAAACGTCGGCCACCACGGACCCTCCGCGCCCCCGTTCAAATCGATGATGCCCGGCTGCATGTCGGCGCTCTTTGCCAGCGCCAGGGCGTTGTTGTACTCACCGGCCTCGAAGGTCGCTTCGTAGCCGCGGCTTGAGCGGTAACGGAACTTCAGGCCGGCGATTAGAAGAAGCCGGTCGAGCAACAGAATGTCGGTACCGGCCAGCGGCGCGTTTCGAAAGACCGGATCCGCCTCGGGATCTACGCCCGGAGCCTCTTGGACCCAAAGGTTGCTGACGTACTCGAACGCCACAATACCGGGCGGCGTGTCTACGTCCGGCTGAACGTGCACCTGGCCGCCAAAGATTCGGTACTGAAGCGGCGGCCCGGTGGTGCTGTTCACGCCCTTGATGCCCTGCCACTCGCGCGGCGTCAGGCCGCCATTCATCTGAGCGCTGTTGCTTCTGTCCCACTCCGTCGTCGGGAGCACGCGATCGTAACCTGCCGGCAGGTCGTAGACCGACTGGCCGTCGATGATCGTGATGACGGCTTCTTTCTGCAGCTCCTGCCAGGCGTGCTGCCGGACAAGAAGCTGCCCAAGCGTAGCCAGCAGGGAGCGGAGCAGACGAACGTTGGGGTCCACCACGCCAGCGGCGTAGGGGTCCGCCAAGGGCACGGAGACAAGACCGAGTTCCAAGGCGGCGGTGTTCACCACGTCACTGGCGGTGGCCGAAAGCACCCGTCATCCCCCGGCGGCCTTCTGTGTTTCGGCCGGTTTGGTGGCCTTTTCCATCAACGCCTCGATGTCCGCCAGCCTCTTCCGTAGATCGTCGTTCTCGGCCTTCATCGTCGCCACGGCAGCGTCCGCCAGGCGCTGCGGCTCGGTGGCCTTGGCGATGGCCAAAAACTGCTTCGCGGCGTCGCGCACCCTCAGCCCCCAACCGGAGAAGTCCTTGAGGGCCTCGTCCGGCAGGGCAGCAAGCTGCTCAACCGTGCGAATGTAGAGCGGCTTGGCCGCGAGCTCGGCTTCCTGAACGTTGTCCAGCATGGGCGGCTTCGTGGACTTCATGACGGCCAAGGGCGTGCCTTCGGCCGCGCCCCTTTGGCCGGCCAGAAAGTTGCGGTATGCGCGCGCATGCCGAACGGCATCCGAGCCCTCGCCCTCCACGAACGCCGGCCGACTGACCACCGAATTTGGATCGAGGCGATTGAGGACCACGAGACAAAGCCTGTTCCTGAACCGCGGCTTGCCAGCGGCCTTGGAGGCCACGGGATCCGTAATTGCCCGCATCTCGAACCGAGCATCCAGGTTGGTAGTGCTCTGCCGGGCCGACCGCGGGGCCGGAAGGTTGTAGAGGCCGGCGAGCGCAGCGGCTGCTGCCGGGTTGACGTTCGTGAGCTGCGCTGCCGACATCTCGGCGGCGGCCTCGGACGTGAACAGGTCTTCCATGATGATCTCCTACGGGTTGAGGATGCCCGCGAGGCGGAGCTTTGCCAGCACGTCGTTGATCTTGGTGGAAAGCTCCGTCACCGCGTCCGTGAGCGCGACGATTGCCGTCCGGTCTTGGCTCTGGGCGGTGGTAAGCTCTCGAAGGTTGTTTTGTGCCGTGCCCGCCAGCGTGACGAGCTCGATCACCTTCTGTGCCACGTTGCTGACGTGCTGCGCCGTCACGGCCTCGCGCGTCACCAGTTCGATGATCTTCTGTGCCAGATCCGAATCGGTTTGATTCTGTACGCCGAGGTCCGTCACGCAGTCGGCCACCGTGCCCCGCAGGCTTATGATATCCGCCACAAGCGCGTCCACCTGAACAGCAATCGTCGCGTCGTTCGCCTGAGCCAGATCGAGCTTGGCGCGGATCTCCTGGAAGTTGTTCATGATCTGCCCGGAGCGATCGCCCGTGGACGTGTCGCCCACCGTCTCGAACGACCCGTCCGCCGCACCGCCCAGCGTACCCACCGCCACGCTGAGCGCTACCACGTCCTGCTGTGCGTCGGCGCTCGCGACGATCTCGTTGTCGAGGTCGATCGCGGTGAGCGCGATAGGGGCCGCAGCGTTGTCACCGGTCGCAAGCGTGTCGTCATGGGTGCCAGAACCTCCGGTGTTGTCCGTGAGCGTCACGATCGCGGGCGTGGCGGCGATCGTGTCGTCGTGGGTGCCGCTGTAGCCGCTCGAATCCGTCAGGGTAACCGGCGCCGCCTGCGAGGCGACTGTCCCGTCTGCCACCCCGCCGCCGTTGTCGGTGAGCGCCGTGGGCGCAGTCACCACCCCAATGGTGCCGTCCGCCGCGACTCCGCCAGAGTTGTCCGTCAGGTCCGCCTCGGCGGCCTGCCCCAGGGAGAAGGTGTCACCCTGACAGAAGGGGTCCGAGAGCTGGACGACGGTGTAGCCGGCGCCCGGCGCGTCCTGAGCGCCGGTGCAAATGGCGCCGTTGATCCGCTGGCCATCGGTGCCGGCTACCGTGGCCCGTCCGGCCGTTCCCGTCACGCAGAGGAAGGCGTTGGCGGCGCCGGTGCCAGCGGCCGTGGTGCTGACCACCGCCGAGCCGCGCCGCATGTACCAGCCGTAATAGCCGGCCACGCAGGCGGCCATCGCCACCGCAAGGTTGCCTCGACTTGCCGCCAGCGTGCGCGTGGTGGCCCCGGAGTCCGTGTTGTAGGCGACCCAGTCGCCGGCAGCGGTGGACGCCACCCCGGCCAGATAAATGAAGGTGGCTGCGTTGTAGTTCTCATCGACCGCCAGCACCTCGTGCCCAATGGGGTGCTGAGCGGTCGAAGAGAGCTCGTGGATGCCCTGGAGCCCACCCTGGGGGGTTGTGATTCGGAAGAGAATGTTGCTGGGGTATGCCATGGTCTGGCTCCTTTCCTACTGGTTGCCGTCGAGCTTGCCCTGGCGGCGCATCGACGAGACGGTGAAGTTGCCGTACCACCCCATGAAACGGACGACAAGGTCCTGGTTGACCGGGACGCGATCGCCGCCCATGGCTACGAAGTTGCGCTCAGGGTGGGGACGCGCGTAGATGTACTTCGTGTTCAGGAAGTGCATCACATTGCTGTCCTGGGCGCCGCCGATGCCGCCATCCAGAATGACGGGCACGCCCATGAACCGGATGTTAGTGAAGCCGCGATCGGCCAAGGCCGGGTCGGTGAATCGCTGGTCCGCCTGCAAGCCCCTGCTGTAAAGCGTGAAGGCCTCGTTGCCGGCAGAGATGATGGTGGGGTGCTCGTTTCCGAGCGACGTGTTGACCCAGACATCCATCATGTAGTCTTGGATGGTGTCCTTCGTGAGCGGACCCACCAGCCCGGTGGAGTAGTTCCGCCAGAAGGGATTCGTGGCGCGGTTGATGCCGCCAACCGTCCCCGTCGTGGGGTCCGTCACCACCAGCAGCCCGAGGCCGCCGGGGCTCTTGCCCCCGAACTCCGTTCCGTCCCCGTACATCGCCCGGCCCATGAAATTCTTCATGCTGAGCTCGAGCGCGGTCATTCGGGAGTCGAGCAGGTTGATCATCTGCTGCTTGCTGGCGTTCTGAAGCCGCTCGGAGCCGGTGATCTGCACGCTACCGGCCACGAGCTTCCAGGCGAACTTGGCCGCGGTCAGGCCGTCGTACCCGCCCAGCTCCATTTGCTCGGAGCCGGTATAGGCCTGGACGTTTTCGACCTCCCCCTCCATGATTTCCTGCCAAATCTCCGTGCCGCCCGGGGCTGGCTTCACGTTGCCGCTCTTGGCCATGAACGACCAAAGGGCGATCGATTCGGACACCTCGTCGGAAAACTCTTGGCTGCGAAGCTCCAGGGTCGTGGCGATCATGGAGCCAACGTCGGGGTTGGCGGGCACGGCGGGCGCTCCTCATGTTGTGGATCCGGCCTTCGCGCGTGGGCGGCACCCTGCCGCTCGCCACGCCCCGCCGTCATGGGGCACCGCTCCCGGTCTGTGGCCGGGGCACACCGGGCGGATGGGCCAAAATGGGCTTCCGCCAGCCTCACCCGCAGGCTAAAACGTGTCCGCGGAATTTGTCAAGCCCCTCATCACCAATGCTTGTCCACGGCCGCCTGGACAGCCGCAGACCGGTCCATCTTCTGCCGGGGTGGCGCCATGGAAGCGCCGGGCCTTGGGGCGATGCTGACCGAAGCTTTCTTGGCCCGCTCCACCTCGGCGGCCTGCTCGGCGCGGGTTTTGGCTTCGCGCTCGGCCAGGCGGGCCGCCAGCACTTCCTCCTCCAGCTCCGGGTGGAGCGCCAAAGCGGCACGGTAGGCCTCTTTGAAGGACATGTTTCGCGTCTGCGCAAGGGGCGTGGTGAGAATCTCCGCCATCGTCTCCCGCAGCTCCTCGAAGTGGGGCAACGCCGCGACCTCCTCGTAGCCCTCCGCTGCCTCTCGGTCCATGATGGCGTTGTGGTAGGCGGCAAGTTCCTCCACTTGCGCCGCGAGATGCTCTACCTTCGGGTCAGTGGAAAGCGGTTGCGGTTGCCGCTGGCCGCCATGGCGCACAAGCCCCTCGAAAGCGGTCGCCACGTCGCCAGGCTCCACCGCGAACTGAGCCATGATGCCGGCCACCAGGTTGGCCTTTTGCTGCGGGGTCCCCTGCCGCACGACGGCCGACATCTGAAGGTGGCTTGCAAGGCCCGCCTGCCAGGTGGATCCCTCGGCCTCCATCATCTGTCTGTAGGGGGCGACAATCTTTTCAACCTCCGCACCAAGCTTGGCTCCGGGAGCAGCTCTGGCCAGCGCCGCGCTGACCTCTCGCTCCCGGCGCACCACCTCCGCCTGCACCTCCGCGGGAAGGCCACTCCATGCCTTCTTCGCCTCTGGTTTCCAGGATGCCGGGGCGGGCGTCGCGGTTTTGGCTGGAACTACGGGCGCTGCCTCGGCCTTTGGCTCCGCCCCGGTCGTGCCATCGCCGCCCGCTGCGGGATCCGACTCTGTCCCGGTAACCGCGGCGGCCTGGGGCTCGCCGGTCGCTTTCTTGGCGAAGCGCCCTTTCTCGTCCTTGTTGTAGGCCCTCGGCGTCTCGGCGAGCTCGAGCGCTCCGGCAGGCTCCGCGGCCGGCGTCGCCGGTGCGCTCGATGCGGCCGGGGTGGGATTCGACGCTCCAGACGCCGCGTCCCACGCCGTCTCCAGCGCGGCGCGGATGGTGGGACCCTGCGTTTCATTCGTGCCTGCCATTGCTCATCTCCTCCAGTGTCGGTTGACCGCCTCAATGACGGCCGCTTTGGTTCTTGGATTGGGCGTGGACCCGGTGAAATGCCGTCCAATCCGCTCCCGTTCGCGCCTGGGTCCGGTTTCTGCAAAGTCGCGTGCGTCAGTAACGCCGGTGACTCGCATGTACTCGGCGCGCTTCCTGCGGCTGGAAATGTCAACGCCGTCTTGCGTGCGAAGGTTGCTGTATTCGACGCCCTCGGTGAAGTAGTGGGCGGGCCTCCTGTTGTTGGCCGCCTCCCACTCAGGCGTTACCGGCTCAACGCGTCCGGTGTCCTTGTTGTAGAAGTAACGCATTACTGCTCCTCCCTTGTTGCCATGGGTTTCGGCGGCCGCATTTGCCGGGTCTGGGCCGCCTCCATCACGTTCTGTTCGCGCTGAGCGACCTCCTTTGCCTGGGCTACCTGCGCCTCAGACTGGTCTCGGATTAGATCCGCGCGCAGTTCCGCCTCCACCTTGGCCAGCTCACCGGCCGTCTTGGCCTGCACCGCCAGAAGCTTCGGGTCTGGCGGAGGTGGCGCGGCAGGTTGCGCCTGAGCGGTCGCGGCGGCGCGGCGCGCCTGCTCAAGGGCCAGATGAATCGGAGCAAGTACGGAAGATGCGCCCTTGGTGCCCTGCATCATCCACTCCAGGAGAGATAGCAGAAGCGGGACGGCCTGGGGCATCTGGCCGGCCATTTGCGTTGCCGCGGGCAGGTATTGGGATACGACGGTCATCACGCCTTGCCGCTCGGCCTGCATCAGTTGGTCATCCACGACGGCCAGCGACTCGGGCTTGATCACCACGCGGTAGCCAAGCGCGTGATCCTTGATGGCCATGACTGCTTTTTCGACCAGGCCCGGTGACTGGGCGTCAAAGGTGGCCCTGGCGTTGCTGCGAGAGACGATGCGCTCGGGGTCAAACATGGTCCCGATCAGGTGAGCCTTCAGCGTCGCCAGGGCGCTGGCGAAGGCCGCAAATTGCTCCTCCACAAGTTGCATCCGGGCGCCGCCGAATTGCGCCTTCAACTGGCTTTCCGCGGCCGTTGCCCGTCCGCCCTTGCTGCCGGCGCCTCGAAGTAGATCGGAGGCGCCCGTCGTCTCGTACACCTCCTGCTGGAGCGCGCCCTGGCGCGCCTGGAGTGCCTGAATGGCGTTGACGAAGGGGAGGATGTCCACGATGTCGATCGCGCCGCGGATGCCTCCTCCCTCCTGGAATGCGGTCCAGTTCTGCACGGGCACCAACTGGTTTCCCCTTGTCTTGAAAATGCTGCCGAGCTCCGCCTGCAAGCCGTTGAACGCGCCCTTGACCCCGATATTGTCAACACACCGGTCTTGAGCCTCGGCGGTCGCGTTGATGCGGTCGTACTGCCGTGCACAATAACTGAAATCTGGACGTGGCAGAAACTCTTCGGTGGTGGTGTTGCTGATGAGCGGGCGCGGGCCGGGGAAAAATCCTGGTAGCTCATAGGGGTCGTCCTTCACGTCCAGAACCTCATCGGCTCCCCGCGACCACCATATGACTCGGCGCGTGTCCTTGTCCCAAATCTCCCACACCCGGGCTCGCGCCCCGGGCTTGGACCGCTCTGCCTTGTCCAGCACCTCGGTGGAGTTGGAGGCGTAGAACTCCAACTTGTCCGCCCACCCCTGGCCGAAGCGCTTTTCGATGTCGCGCTGGCTCATAGGCGTTTCGAAGGCCAGCCACGGGCATTCATCCCAGATGGAGCACGAGCCCCACCGAACACGCCTCCAGTGCACATACCGCAGGCGTACGTTTTCGTCGGTTTTGACCTCCACCTCCATCTCGGCCGCAACCTGTTGGCCTTCGGGAACGGGCTGTGCCGCGACGGCCGCGGTGCGCACCTTTGCGAACGTGGCCTCGTAGTGGGCGCGGGCCATGCCGAATCCGACGATGCGGAAGTCCTGGAGTGCGGCGGCCAGCGCCTCACAGTAACCGTCGATCCGGTCTTCGATATCTGCGTCCAGCAGGCGCTCGAGGATCTGCGAAGCGGCACGGGCCGCTTCATCCTGAGAATCCGCCCAACGTTGACGGACAGCCGTGGAGGGCGTGCGGCCGAAGAGCAGGGCGAGTTGCGTGATGATGTTCGAGTAGAAGAGCGCCAGCCCGCTTTGCTTGCGGCCCTCCGGATCGTCGCCCTTGCTTTGTCGGAAGGCCTTGAGCGCCTTCTCGGCCTCGTCGTGCCATGGCTGAAGCCGCTTCTGGGCGGCCTCAAGCTCTGCCTCCCACTCTTTGGCGAGCTTGGCTCGGTCGATGGGCGCGGCCTGCTCGCCGGGCTCCCCTTCCGGTGCCTCCGAGGCCTCGTGCGCGGCGTTCAGTTCATCCATTGTCGCTGCTCCTCCCTGTCCTGGAACATTTCCATCAACGTGCCCACGCCGGTGGGTTTGTTGGACACCCTGGCGGAGTCCGCCCTCTTGGTGCGGCGAGACTGGATCTCCTGACGAGCGTGCTCGTGGTCCACCGCGGCGTAGCGGAAGGCGTCCGCGCTGTTGGAGCTCCAATCGTGGACCGGCTCATCCGTGAATACCTTCTTGTCGGCATCCCAGCCTCGGTGGTAGTGGCGCAGAGCTGCCAAGCCGGGAGCGCAGCGCGGGTGAAAGCGCGTCTTGAGCTTCAAGAGGCGGCGGCCGGCCCGTAACCCATCGTCCCGGGGGATGTTGGGGGTCATGCGCACGAGGCCTGGGAAGGCCTCGAAGACCACCTCAAGCGTCGAAACCGCGGAGTTGAAGTGATGGGAGCGAGCGTCGTGCGGCAGGCTGATGGCGGCATACCGCCACCCCATGTTTTCGCGCTGCGCCGCGAGCCACCGGCAAAGATCATCGGCATGGCCGCGGGTGAACTCGTGGTGTTGGAGGAAGTCCAAGCCGCCGTATTCGTTCGGCGTCCACAGCCAGATGGCGCAGGCGTCGCGGTGGCCGATGTCCACGTTCGCGAAGATGTCGTCTCGGCCGTGCTCGAACTCACAAACGCGCCCTTCCTTCTCCAGCGCGGCGAGCTCCTCCCCCCAAATGGCGCCGATGTTCGCGGCGCTGAAGTCGCAGAGGTACTCCTGGTCAACGAGCGCCGATGGCATCCCGTCCGCGCGTTCTTCGGCCATCATTTCGGCTGGCGTGACGAGCTTGCCAGGGTACTGGCTCGACCCATAGAGCAGGCCGGTGTCCAGGACGGTGCGGACATCCTTGTACCAGCCGTTGGCGGGGCCGTTCTTCTGAAACAACTCCCAGGCGTGGTTCCGACCGCGGGGCGTGAAGTTGAACCAAGCCCAGCGGGGCCGGCCGCCTGGGCCTGGCTCGCGCAACATGGGCGAAAGCAGAGGCCAGACGGTAGGCTTCATCAGGCTGTACTCGGAGAGGACGATGCCGAGAGGGCCGGCGCCCACGTTGTCGATTTTGTCGGCGCCCAGGATGCGGTAGGTGCTACCCGTTACCATTTCAACGATCATCTCAGCCTGGGGGCTGAATTCCTCCGGGTGCCTGCGGATGGCGCGGGGGAACATCATCTCCATCTTGCGGACGCCGTCCGCGGTGAAGTCGGTCCAGAGCGCCTTGCGCCCCTGCTCGGCGGTGGGGAAGAGGTGGTAGTAGGCCCCCACCCACTTACTTCCGGCGTAGGCGCAGTAGTGTCCGGCGGCGAGGTCCTTGCCTCCGCGGCGGTGCCAGACGGTGATGACGCGGGAGCCGCCCGGCGTCCGACCCTCTGCCCCGCTGTCGAGGAAGTCGTAAGGCCCGAGCTGGTAGGCTCGGGGCGTGTAGTTCGGCAACCGAATCCGGATCGGCTCCGGCTCTTGTTTGCGGCCAAAGGGCATCAGGCGGTGTCCTGGGTCCCCCTGCGGCGGAGAAGTTCTGCCCGCTCTCGAGCAATAGCGCTGGGGGCTCGAGCCGGCAGTTTGCCGCCTCGGTCTTCGGCCATCGCGCGCCGGGCAACGGCCTGGGGGATGCCGAGACGCTTGGCCACGGCCGGGTTTGAGGCGGCAGCGACAAAGGCGCCGCGCTGTTTCTCGCTGGTGAACTTGGGCATCAGGTGGTGTCCTCTTTGGTCGAGCATCCGCATCCTGGGCAGCGGGCCTCGGTGGTAGACGTGCCGCAGGGCTCGCAGGCGCGGCGGGGCTTGACCGGGGGCGACGAAGCGGCGGGCTGGCGCCTCATCTCTCGCAGGCGCTCCTGGAGGCGCTGGCGGAGCGCTGGCGGTAGGCCGGCGGGAGATGTCATGGGCGCCTCTCCGTGTTGGCGGTCATGGCGGCGAGTTTGGCGCGGCCATACTCGGCAAGAGTACGGTCAAGCGATATGAAGCCGGGGGTCTCGCCGATGCAGGCCGCGAGGTGGGACTCGCAGGCCATGAGATGACCGCAGGGGGTGTGAATGAACTGAAAGTTGGGGTGCACCTCGGCGCGCGCCTTCGCGCAGCCGTCGCAGGCGTCGGGCCACGCCCCGGTCCGTCTCAGCGCGGCGTGGCGCTTGCTCTTCACTCGCCGGAGCTTGGATAGGGCGCCGTCGAAGTGTGCCTGTTTGAGCCAGAAGAAGCCGTGCCTTCCTGCCTCCGCGGCCTCCATCTCGGTCAGCGCCCATCCGCGGGTGCAGGTCCAGGCGTCGTGCGTGAGGCTCGGTCGGACGTCGTGCTGGGCGCGCAGCTCGCGGAGAAGTTGCTTCTTGGCAGGGCGGCTGCTCATGGGGTCTCCCGGTAGTCGGCAGGTGGAGGGCTCGGCCAGAGGAATGTTGCCCAGAAACGACACCGCCTCTTTGAAGTTGGGGTGCTCGGAGGCCCGATTCAGGTGGACCAGGTCGGCGGTGGTGAAGTTTCGCCCGCGCAGATGGCGGTGAGGGTCTGTCAGCACGTGCACCACGTCGCTGGGCCTGAGTCCCCTGGGGCGAGCCCAAACCTCGATGGCGCACTCGGTGAGCGCAAAGATGAGCTTCGGACAGCGAGGCGGCGTCATGGTCAAGCGGCGCTCCCGATGGATGCGCGGGCGGACGCCGCCGAGGGATGAATGGCGGTAGTGGGGTCCGGCGGCGAACCGCCATTCCACCAGGGACTGGCGCACTGCAGAACGGGCTCGCGTTCGCCAGAGCGGTAGTTCACCATTTCCACGGTGCCGTCCATGAACCAGGTCTCCGCAAGGTAATGCCGCCATCCGCCCCGCACGTAGGCGTGCGAAACGGATTTGCCCGTGAGCGTCGCGATGCGACGAAGCTTCTTGATGCCGAGATGGCATTTCATGAGGCCTCGGGGTCAAAGTGGCCAGAGGCGCCGGCCTCGCGCTCAAACAGCATGACGCGCCGAGTCGATTCTGCTGCCATCTGTCGCGTGGACCACGAGCGACAAAGTGCCGCTTCCGGAGTTTGGCGCCGTTGGCCTACATGTAGGTCGGCACATTGCATTTCTGAAAATCCTCAACGGTTAGGCCATGTTGGACTATGACATCCATGTCATATTGACACCGGATGTCGGGAATTGCACCCTCATGATCTCCCGCTTGTACGCAGCGTGCGCGCGCGGCGAGCTCGGCGCCATGGGTGGTCATTGGGGCTCCGCGGGGATGAGGCGCACGTCGAGGCCCGGCGCTGCGGTGATGGTGATGCTTGCGAAGGGCGGGCTGTCGGCGGTTTCTGGGCAGCGCTTGCGGACGTCGAGCGCCAGGAGCTCGAAGGTGCCCGGGGTGAGGGCAAAGACGTGGACGCGGCGGCCTCGAGGCAGGTCGCTGGCGAGCAGCAAGTCGGAGAGCTCGGGGAGGGTCATGGCGGCCCCGCGACGAGATGGACGAAGGGGCTGGGCTGCACAGGGCCGCACGGTCGGCTGGCGTGCTTGAGGGCCAGTTCGCACAGCTTCAGGTAGCCACGCCAGGCCTCCTGGTCCGCCGTTGCATGATCCCGGCTGCGCTCGAAAGTCGTCGCGTAGAGCGCCGCCCACACCGGCAAGCCCCGCTGAAGCGCCTCGTGCGCGGACGGTCGGGGTGCGGCCGGTTGGTCAAGCACGAGGTACTCCCAGCCGCAGCCTGAGCATGGCGTCGTAGCTTCGGCGGGCGAGGCCCCGAAGACCGAGGGGTTGAGGAGAGGGGATGACGGGGCTTGCTGCCCGTGCACGGGTACTTGTTCCACCTGCCCCGGGGTGGGGGGATCATGGGGCGGGGGGCCGGCGGCGCCAGGCGTGGGCTCAGGCTGCACCTCGCTGGCGCAGGTGGCCCGCGGGAGGCCATCGGGGCGGCAGCTCACGAGCCGCACCCGCGAGTTGTGCTTTGATGGAGAATACTACTACTCGCTCTGCGGCACATTGTCAAGCCCCTTTCGTGCCGAACTGCCCGAGTTGACATAATGTGTGTTATCGGCCCGGGCTCGAGGCGCACCTGCCCCGAGTGGCGCGAGGGCGGATTGCTCGCGCTCACACATGCTCCGGCCCTCCCTCACCTTCGTCCGTCTCGCCTGCCGCAACCTCCAACCTAACCAGCCGCTGTTCTCTCGTTTCCTTCATGGCTTCTCCCCTCCCGATTTGCCGCCGGTCACCACACCGGCAAAGCTGCCGACGATGATCTGCACTGCCTGCCCACCCTCCATCTTCACGTGGTCCTCGAACAGGTTCACTCCTCGCACCTTGCCCAGCGCCACGAGGGCCTTGACGCGGTCTCGGTGGTCCGGATCGGTCGCCACCTCCACGAGCCCCTTGAGCACCATCTGAGCGTCCACCTCCACCCGCGCAGCCAGCTCGCGCTCTGAGGCGGCGAGGTAGGCCGCGATTCGAGGGTCGCGACGAAGGCGGCTGGCCGTGCCTTCTGCGCTGCCGGACGCGTACCCGGCTGCTCTTGCCGCTGCCGTCCCGTTCCCGCCGTTCGCCACGCACTCCTGGGCAAATCGGCGCATCTTGGGAGTGAGCCCCTCCAACAGTTCCACCGTCTGCGCCTTGGCATCACCTGCGCTCAAGCTTGGCTCCACCTCTACTTCTGCTGCGCTTTTCCTGGCCATGACCTGGGCAAAAACCATACCAGCGCTCGCTCGCTTTCTCAAGATCCTCTGAGGCTTTCGGCGGAAGAAAAGAACTCCAATCGCTTGACACCTCGCCGCACATTGTATAGTCTCGCTGGTGTTGGACGGTCGGACGGGCGGGCAAGGAGGGCGGGAAGGCGCGAGGGCTTCTGAGCCTGAGGACGACCGAAACGCAGCACTTACCGGGAGCATTACGATGACCACCCACACCAAGCACACCTGCGGAGGACCAAAGTTTGGCCGACTGACCCCGGGATGCCCGCGCTGCGAAGAGCTGGCCGCCGGTGCCCCCGCGCGGCAGGGCTATGGGCGGAGTCAGGCCGAGCAAGCACAGATCCTGCGCCAGGCCCTGCGCACCCACGACTGTACCGTCACCGGGTGCGGCCCCATTTGCACCTACGGAGACTGGTAATGACCTACCGAATCAACTACGCCAACGGGCAAGTGTCGAGCACCTACTCGTCCTACGAGGCCGTCAAGCGCGCACTGCTCGCCGAGCGTTCGTTCCCGTGGGCGGAAAGCTACCGGATCCAGCGGTACGACGCTGGCACCGCCGACGATCCTGGTGACTGGGTGGGCATCGGCAAGGCCGGTCGACTTGCCACCGCTGCGCGCGAGGGCATCTAGATGTCCCCCGTTCGCTCGGCGGTTGCCGCTCACACCGACGAAGAGCTGCTCCGCGTCCGCGCCGTCCTCACCGCCGAAATCCTGGCCGCCATTGCCGTTGGCCGGGATGATGATGACGTGTGGGGCCGCATCGAGATGCTTGACGCCATCGGAGCCGAACTGCTGCACCGCGCCAAGCTTGTCCACCCCTTCACCGACTAATTTTTCCCCCATTTTCGCACATCAGGAGCCCACCATGAACACGAAAGTGCGACTTTCAGGCCGCCTCGGATCGAGCTCTTCGGTCCCTGGCCTACAGCGTGGGCATCGGCCATCCTGACTACAGCAAGGCAAGACAACACCGGTAGCACTGCCCTAGGACCATCACAATGACCTCCAATCTTACCGTCCTCCAGTCCCACCTCGCCGACTTCTGGTCGGCCTGCTGCCTGACGGAGATCCGAGCGTTGTACCTGGCCATCTCGCTGCTCGAGTCCCTCCTCTACGGCGAGCTCTCCGCCGAGCTCGTCTCGGAGATCCGGGGAGTTCATTTTTACATGAAGGTGCGCTGATGCCTACCTACCTCAACCTTGACAAGCCCATGGACTCAAACATCTCATTTTCGACCGCGCAGGAAGTTCAGCGGTGGCTACACCAGCATGCAATTTCCGGGTTTGCCCACCAGACGTGTGGTGGCCCCGAGGATGGCAAGTGGGTGCCGATGTACTACGACGATCGCGGCGTTTGGCAGATCGTGTCCCCCTCACAGATGGTGCACTGCCCGGAGTGGTGATGACACGCGCTGAAATCGTTGCCCTGGCCGCCACCTACACGACAGTTGAGGCGTTCGCGAACAACCCCGAGGTCGCTGATTACATTATGGACTACGAAGGCGACCTTGCGATACTCAAGGCCGACTGCGAGACTGCCGTAGCCGGCCGGGCTGATGCCGTTGCCGCCACCTGGCCGGTCCGCTGGACCGTGGCTCCACCGTCGTATGACGGCATGGGTACGCGCTCCGTCGATGATGGCACCTATCGCGGCAAGCCCCTGCGGCAAGTACACATCCCACCTCAACAACTCGATTGGCAGACCAGTCGGTACCAATCCGGTCTGTGCGGCTGTTTTGTAACCGACCCTCGTAAGGAGACTACATGAAAGACATCTGTGGATGCGGTCAGGCCGAGGTCACCTACTACCGTACAGACACCAAGCAGCCGCTCTGTGCCGCGTGCGCTACCGACGCCAGGTCGCTCGGCGTCCAAGTGACCAAGCTCGTACCCTGTGAGGCCCCGACTCAGGAGGGTTTCTGCGGCCGGCCATCGGTAGCAAAGAGGCGTTGCGCCGCTCACTACTATCGCGGCAGGCGCGCTTCCCGGCGAGCTGGCGCTATCGGACCGCGGGGCGGAGCCCTTTCCACGGAAGGAAGGTCGCCTCGCATCACGATCAGCCTGGCGCCAAAGCATCACGCCCGGCTGCTGTCCGAGGCCGACGCCGCCGGCAACACCACGTCAACCCACGCCCGGCTGATCCTCGAACGGGCGTTGGCCACCCCGACCACCTAAAGGCCATAACCCCAGCAGCCCTTGACATCCCCACCCTGGCGCGGACGCTCGACCGCTTCGAATTCGTCCTGCGCTACTGCGCTTGGGCCACGCGCACGAAGGCGCAGCGCGAGCTCACCTACGGCTTGAGGGTGCGCTTCGTCGCTGGCGACTGGCAGCTTGAGGCAGCGGCCTACCCGGACTGCCCGCCGCTCACCCGAGGGACTGCCAACCACGTCTACCAAACTGCCTACCGGCAAATGTGGTGCACCGTCATGGACGGCGAAGTCCTCCGAGCCGAGGCCCTTAAAACCTCGATCGCATCTTGACAAAGGTCGCGACACTCGCTACCTTTACCTCACCAACGCAGCACACCAGGAGAGCAAAATGCAAGCCATTCAGACGAAGTACATGCCTGCCACCAATTACCGCGGATCCAGGATCAAGGCCGAGTGCGATGGCGGCAAGCTGACCGTGGGCTGGAATTATGGGCTCGATCCCGATCAAAACCACCGAGCCGCCATGCTAGCGCTCGTCAAGAAGCTGGGGTGGAACTGGGATGGCTCGAGCTGGGTGAGTGGCGGCCTGAAGGATGGAACGCGCGTCCATGTCTGTGTCACTCGGTCGGAAGCTATGGATATGGCCAAGGTCGCACGCAAGGCCAGCCGCGTTGCCGCTGGCCTCGTCGTTTCACCTATCGCCTGAGAACTCTCATGACCCCCACTCAGCACCATCTACCGCCAGATTGAAGGCCAGCCGCAAGCGGCCAACCTGCTCGGCTTCCTGCGCCGCGTTTCCGGGTGCGAATTCTACCGGACTCCGCCCGCACGTCCTGGCTTCTACGATTCCGGCTACGATGCAAGCGAGCGGGAGATCTGGGCGCAGATCGCTCGTTACCAAGGAGTGAGGCTCGCTTCGAACACCTGCGAGACGATGCCGCCGGCCGGAGCCGTCCAGATCCCTCCACATGGAAGACGATCCGCGGGTACGGCAAGACACCCAACGATCGCAAGGCTCACGCGATCCGCCAGTTCCTTGAGCAGTCCATTTCCACCTCCAACCCCGAGTAGAGGCCCCATGCATCCCGTCACTGCTGACGAAATTCGCGACCAAATGCGCAGCTCCCGCGAGCCGCGCAAGATCGCGCTCCTCATCCGAGCTTTTGCCTGCCTGAATGCCGCGCAGCGCCAGGCAGACAACTCCATTTTGCTACGCGAGATCGAGATCGCCGAAAGTCGAGCACAATCCCTCGAGATCCGCGCTGATGAGCCTGGCGCCGACTGGCGTCAATGGTTGCGCGACTGGCGCTACATTTAGGCCCCTTGCTGAGGACACCATGCAATCCGACAACATCTCCTTTTCGGACACCCCATCAAGAGCCCGCCATTGCGTAGCGCTTGCCGCCTCGCTCGTATCTGAGGAGTGCGGCGAGCTCAAGAGCTGGCTCGAAATGGACGAGCGCGGCACGTGGGAACGCAGCGCGGCAGAGTTGCTGGCGCAAGTGCCCGAGCTCATGCGGCAAGGCAACCTTGATTTGCCGGACGCCGAAGTCGACCGGCAGGTTGCACTGATGTTGAAGCTGCGAGCTCTGAACGCTGCCATCGCCAGCGCTCGAAAGCGGGCCTGAGCCTCTAGCCTGGGCCAACCTTGCTGCGCCGCTTGAACTGTCCGATTTTCGGTGCAACTAGTAGTACCACCCAAGCAACCGCCCCTTCGGGGATGAGCCACGGATGCCTAGCATGAACTTTACTGACTCGATGGCAGCCTACAGGATCAGCAGCACCGGCGAATCCTTCGGGGTTGAGCCGTATACCCGAGCACAGGAGCACGACATGAGCCCCTCGAACGTCGCCACCATCACCATCAACGGAATCGGCACCGTGCTGGTGAACCTCGACCGGGGCACCCTCCGGCCCCGCACCCACGTGGTAGGCCAGCGGCTCGGCGTCGGGTACTCCGCCGGCACCACCGAGCAGCAGGAGCGCCAGCGTGCGCTCCGTGCGCGCGTCCTCAAGGTCGCCGAGGCGATGGACGCTCGGGAGCCCGAGGTGATCGACGGCGCCGAGATCCCTCCAGGCTGGCGCTGGCTGGACCACAACGGGGACGACGCCTCGATTGCCGCTTGACAGAAGTCGCGATTCTCGCTACCTTTCATCCACCAACGCAGGAGATGGGAGCACGCATGAACACCTCAGAGATCGAGATTGGCGAACAAGTCGTTGTGGGGCAGGCGCGCGTCAACGGCGCGATGGTGCCCGACGAGTTCACTGGCTGGTCGGGTGCGGTGCTCGAGGTTGACGGCAACGATGTGCTGGTCCAGCCGGACACCGACGATCGAGCCGGGTTCTGGATCCGGGACGGGCGATTGGTACCCGCGGCTTCGCAGCCCTTGCCCGTCAAGACCTCGCCCACCCCGGCGCAGCTCGCCGGAGGTGCTGACATGGACGCCGGCACCAAGTACTTCGTGACACCCGCCCCTGGATACTACGGCGATCGCACCCAAGTGCTGTCCTCTCACCACACCCTCGGGGCGGCGCGCAAGGCGCGCGTCCGCGGCTCCACGATACGGCGGGGGCATCTGGCCAAAGGAGACCCGTGGCTGCGGGTCTACGAGGAGACCTATCCCGAGGTCCAGTAGCCCCGGCCACTCGCGGGAGGGCCAAAGACCTCTCGCCACCACCTCAAACCCGCAGCACAGGAGCACCGCATGAGCACCTACATCAACCTCCACAACGGCGTCGAAGGTACCCCCTGCTACCGCTCTGGCGACCTGGATCGCCTCGAGGCTCGACTCGCCGAGCAGGAGGATAGCCTCTCGCGTCCGGCGACGTGGGCGCTGATTGTCGCGGGGATGGACGACGCGATCCGCGAGCAGGTGCACGGGGAGCTGGCCCCCCACACGCCCTGCACCCCGCGCAAGTTCCTTGCCCGCTACCTCGACCTGGCGGACGCGCCCCTGGTGCTCGGGTGAGCGGCTGCTTGGTCGTGGCCGAGCCGGTCGAGGTGCGCGTGCTGAAGGCAGGCACGCGCTCCCCGCGCGCTGTTCGGCGCACGGCACGGCCGGGTTCCGCGCAAGCCGCGCAAGAGGGCCGCCCGCTGGCTGGCACACGTCGGGCTGCTGCCGTCTACCCTGCGCCCCTACCCGCGGGCGCTTGCTGTCCACCTCGCGGTCCCAATCACCGGGGCTTGGTGACAAAGGAGCAATCCGTGAAGACCCCCGTCCCCACCCGTCGCGAACTGGCGCTGGCCTTGGCCGCGCGCCTCCAGGCCCGGCGGAGAGAGCTCCGGATGCCCCTCCGAGAGCTGGCGGCAAGCACGGGAGTGAGCCTGGCCACCGCCAAAGGATGGGTGTCCGCCGCTCGCCCCCAGGTCCCCGCCCGAGCCAACAGGCGCCGGCTCTGCGAAGTCCTCTGGCCGGGGGAGGCACCGGAGCAGCGAGCCCGAGAGCTTTTCGAGGCCTTCTTTTTCTAACCATCCTCCTAACCCCGCTTAACCACGCGGATTTCCACTTTCTTCTGCCCCCCCCCTTGACAAAGGTCGCGACACTCGCTACCTTTCGTCCACCAACGCAGGACAAGGAGGACACGATGGCGACCTTTACTGAGCACTACCTCAAGACTGGATCGATCTCCACCCACACCTTGACGCTTGAGGTGGAGCTACCGGAGCTGTCTGGGGCGTCCGACGCCCAGGTGCGGTACGGCACCGACAGCCGGGGCCGAGTCGTCCGCGCTGCCTTGCACCTGCTGGTGGACTCGCCCGCTCGGGCTGCCGACTTTGACGCCGACGCCGCTCGCCGTGAGCGTGTTTTGCGCGAGCTCGGGACGGCGATCCGAGGCCGTTGCATCGCGAAGAGCTGGATCGGCGCGAGCGCCATCGAGCTTGTGCGCGAGGCTCTCCGCGCGGCGATTGCCTGACCACTCACCCCCGCTCGGGGGCTCCGCCGAGCCCTCCGGGGCTGAGCTGTACACCCAAGCACCCCAACCACCCAGGAGCACGCCATGAGCACTTTCGCCCCCACCCACCTGATCCGCTTCGCCGCTGCCGACGGCAAGATTTACGAGACCTTTGTCCAGCTCTGCGAGGACGGCACAGCCTACACCCGCGAGGAGTGGGAGGCTGCCTCCCCTGCCGACTGGGAGCGCCACGAGGACGGCTCCTGGACCTGCCTGGGGCAGGCCACGCCGGGCGGAGCGAGCGGGACGGTGGAGGTGCTTGAGGTTAAGCACGAGGCGGGCTCGCCCACGGCGGCCCGGATTGAGGTGGAGCTCGATTCCGCCGTCGGCCCGAGGGTGGTCCTGTACGGAGAGGTCGAGCGGACCGAGACCGAGGCCGCGCTGCCCGCCGGCTGGTCGTTGTCGGAGACCCCCGCCGTCCAGACCGACACGGGCGGGTGGAGCTACCCGCTGGTGCAGGCGCAGGAGACCCCGTGCAAGCCCAGCTTCTTTGCCAGCCGCGCCGAGGCCGTGTCCCGCCTCCAGGTCGAGTTGGACCGGGTTTTCGGTCTGCGTGAGCGCGTGAAGGTTGTCGCCCGGGTGCCGCCGTCACACCTGTGGGTCGAGCTTGATCGCGGTGTTTGCTCAGAACCGATGCGCGCGCACACAGACACGACCCAGCGCGTGCTCCGTCTCTTCCGCGACGGAGCCGGTGCGGACGAAGGCCGGCAGATCGTGCTCGATGCGATCAGGCCGCCGCGGGAGGTCGCGGAGCTTCTGGCCCAGGCGAATCCCGGTGACTGCTCGCTGGTCGAGCTCCTCTCCTCGGACAGCCGGAGGCTCTCGTGAGACGAGCACGCCTGCGGCGAGCCGCGATCACGCTCACGAGAGTCGAGGAGCTGGAGCACCTCGCCTCTCAGGCCCGCCCCCTCACACCAGACAGCCCGGCCGGTGACGAGCGGGCCGACGAGTTATGGGAAGCCGAGAACGCCAGGTACGCCCGCTTGGCCGCCCACCTGCGCAGCCGGATCCATGTACCGCTCGAGCTCGTGGCCGAACACCGCCGCACGGACCCGCTGGCCGCCGAGCGTTGCGAGCACACGCGCTACAGGGGGGCTCCGTGGACTCGGTAGAGGCGGAGACGCCGCTCGTCGCCGGGGACTCCAGGCGCCTGGTCTTCGAGCTGTGCCGCGTCTTCGGCGCCTCCGCTTCGGTTGCTGTGCCCGAGGAGGCGGCGCCCGGGGAGGTGTCTGTCTACGTTGAGGGCTGGCAGTCGGTGGTCATCTACCGCCTGGACCGTGCGATCGCGGTACTGCGCGCGGAGCCGGACGGCGCCGGGGCCACCGAGCGCGGGGACGCGGAGGTGTGTTGCCGGCTAGAGCAGGCCGGCGCTTTTGTGAGGGTGCAATGAGCGGCGATCTGCGCAAGTACGGCAGGCACTTTCACTTGCCGAGCGGCCGGGAGGTATGGGTGTCGCCGAGTGTCTTCCGGTTTCGCGACGTGGTCAGAGTCAGCCTCGTTTCTGGATTTGGTCATGCTCTGTCCGGGGTGGCCCACGAAGGGCTCTGGCGTATTCGGCGAGTCGAGAGCAGAGGCGCGCGCGACGGCCGCTATGACGCAGCAGACAGAGCGGCGCTGCGCGAGTGTTGTCGAATAGTCGCCGCATCGCCGACACCGAAGAGCGAGGGGTACCGCTGACTTCGGCGCGTTGATCGAGCCGCGTGACGTGCTCGGTCGCCAGCCTCGCTTGAGGCCAATCAAGGGAGTCCCGCATGCGCATCGCCCTGCTCGTCCTGCTGTTTGCTTTTGCCGTCGACGCCGCGCCGAAGAAGGCGCGTCCGTCCCCGCCCCCCCCCCAACCTCGGTGCCTGGAGAACCACCCCGAGTGCCCCACCGGGATGGTTTTCTGCGGGTATGTCAGTTCGCCCTCGGGCGCTCCGATGGCGCTCTGTGAACCCGCGCAACCGAAGGGGTAGACGCTCTGGCCCGTGAGCACATCGCGGGCCACCACGCCTTCACGGGGAGACGGGCGCCCCAACACGCTGGAGTAGCAAATGATCTTCGTCAATCCGTCGAACCACCGTAGCAACGACCTCTGGATCGAGCCCTCCGCTCAGGTGCGCGCGGCCGGAGTCGGCTGGTGGTTGGACCCCCAGCACGGGGGAAGCAAGATTCTCGGCGTGGAGCCCGAGGAGCTCGACCGGCACCTCTGGGTAGCAGAGGCCAAGACGTACGCGCCTGCCGCCGCCTGCACCTCCGCGCTCCACTTCCCCGGCCAAGCCGGGGACCTGCCCGGTCGGCTCTGTCTCCGTCAGGATGCGGGGCTTGATGACTACCTGGCGGCTGCGATTCTTCTCGGGACAGGGATCCGGACCTACCCCTACTCGCCAGAGATGCGCTCCCGGATCGCCGCCGTGGCCATTGCCGACAACGCCTGCTACGAGGCCCTTGGTCCCTGGACGCCGGGCCAGACGCTGGGGGACGTGACGAAAGGTTTCCCGGGTTTGTCTCGGCTCTGCGCGTGCAGCGCACTGACGCCCGAGCTCCGGGCGGAGCTGATCGGGACGTGGTTGGAGACCGGTGACGTGATGGTGCGCTGCCGGCTGGATGCGCAGGCGCGGCAGGAACTCTTCGGGTCCCCGGAGACCGCGCTCGGCCACGGCCGGCACCTGCTCTACGATCAGGCCGGCGAGATCCTCGTGCTTGCCGCGATCGACGAGCATGCGCGGGAGGAGCTCGCCGCCGGTCGCGAGGCCATGGATCTCGCGATTGAGCTGTGCGACGGTCGCCCCCTAGTCGCCGTGGTGCGCTCGACGATCACCGGGCTGTCGGCTGGCCGCGGGGCTCTCTCCTACGGCTACGAGCACGCGCCCGTAGTCGTGGCCTGCTCGCCGATCCTTGAGCCGTGCGAGTGCGGCGGCTCGGGCGTGGATCGATCGCGCATCGACCCGATCGACGTGCCGTGTCTGGGCGGATGCGGTGGCACCGGCGCTGGACGCCCGACCGGCAAACTCCTCTACACCATCGCCCGCGCGACGAACGCTGTCGGTCAGGTGGCGCTCGACTGGGCAGAGATTCGCGACGAGTTGTGCGCTCGGGAGCCGGGCTGGGGAGGCAACCACGCCTCGTGCATCTTGGGAAGCCCGAAGCCGCAGGGTTCTGGGCTTGACATCCACGAAGTGGTCTGGAGCGTCCTGTGCCACACGCGTTGGGTGATGCCGTGAGCCGGACGGCGGAAGTCTATCGGGTGTTTTTCCGAGAACTGGTGCAGCATGTTTGCGAAACGGCGAGCGGGCTGGACGCGTTGGTAACGCGACTCGGGGAACTGCTTGACCGTCGTGCCGAGCTATTGGGCACCGACGCTCAACCGCCTTCATCGCCAGAGGCACTTTCGGCGCCCAGCGTCCGAGTCACGGACTCGGAGAAACGCGGGGTGCGAAAGGTAGAGTGTTGGGGCGTCCGCTATCTCTCTGTCGGTGGCCTCGTGAATATTGAGAGGCGCGCCACGAAGGCGGAGGCCAGGCAATACCTGGCCAAGGCCCGAGAGTGGGGCAACGACTCCGCCGAACTGGTGCGTCTCGACCCGTCATCGGGTCAATGGCTACCCGCGAAGTAACGCGCAGACGTAGCCCCGGGAGCACCGCCACTTGCGAGCGAGCGCGCCGAGAGTCGCTCCGGCCGCTCGCTCGCCGCGCATCTCGGCCCTGTTCTCGACCGAGTATCGCGAGGCCACGCCGCCGGTTCGGTTGACTTCCTCGCCGCGGGCCTCGCGCTCGGCTTTCTTCTCGGCCCTAAGCGCGCGCCAGTAGAGCCGGTCCCACCCCCAGCGGCACCTCGCGTGCACGACCTGATTCGGCGATAGTTTCGTCAAAACGCCGTCGCAAAACGCGCACCTTCCGGGACGCTTCGCCGCCAAGAGCTCCGCCATGAGTCTGCGCGGCTTCTTCCGGCGCCGCTCACGTCTCGCGAGAACGAGCTGGTGGACGAGCAGCGCCTTCTCGACGAGGCGAAATTTGGCCTTCATGCAGAGCCCTCCAGCGCCCTGCCCACGGCCCTGGCTTTGTCGGCCAATTTCTCCAGCCGCCGCGCGCGGTCTGGCTCTTCGTCAGAGCCGTAGCGCAGTTCGGCGCGAAGGGCTTTCTCTATCTCGCGCCACTCCTCCGCCGTCCACTCCGGCAGCTTGACGGGCGGCGAAAGCGGCCCCACCTCCACCCGAAGACCCCATGTCCAGGCTTCCTCCTGGGCGTAGGTCCAGGCCAACATGGCCGACTCGCGGTCGGACTTCAGACCCATGACCTCGGTCAGGGCGTCGCGGACGGACTTGAAAGACGCGACCAGGTTGTCACGGTCGAGCCCCTTCGAGTGCCGCGTGTGGAGCCGCACAAGGCAGACCTCCACCGGCTTGCAAGCCATCGCCTTGAGCACTTCGCCGAGCCGCGCTCGAGCACACCCCTCCACCGTTACCACGCTGGCTGCGGCGTAGAATATCGCATCCCGTTCCCTCTGGTTCCTCCCGTGCCGAGACCGCCAGCCTCCCCGCTCGTTCTGACCGCGCCCGAGCCGCAGCGGCACCTCGAATCTGATGCCAGGCCTCATCTCAACCCCGCCTTTCTGAGCACGGCCTTCACGGCCTGCTCTCGATTCCGATACCGGGTGCCGAGCGCGCCTGCTGGCACCACGACCATTGTCGCCGGCTTGGAGTGACGCAGAAGCGACAGAAGCGGAGGTCCGCCGGAAGTGCCGCCGTGCTCCCAGACAACCGTGACGGAGCGACTACGGCTCTCCAAAACAAGCCCCAGCACAGCCGGCTTGTCCTTGTCAAAAACCACGTCTCCGGCCCTGAACCTGTCACCGGCCATCGCCCGACTCCCTTCTCGCGAGCGCGGCCGGGTCGGATCTCGGAGGCAGCGTCGGAGGCAGCGTCTTACCCTCCAGTTCATCAAGCACGCTGTCAAGCAAGGCGGCGTTGTCCTCCCCGAGCGCGGCTACTCGCGCGAGCCGACGGGTCTGCGCTTCCGGCACCGCAAAGGGCTCGCAGCCTCCGTTGTACTGGCAGCTCGCGCAGTCATGCCTATCGCACGCGGTGGATTCATGGTATCCATTCTCGCCCGTGATGGCCGCCTCAAGTTCCTTGCGCCGTACGTCGAGCTGCGCCGCGGCGAAGTCGTCCCTTCTGGCGCTTGCCGCTCGGATCCCGTCCCTTAGTGCCACGAGCAGGAGGCGAGCTTGCACCTCGCTGAATCCCCCGGCCCAGGCTGCCAGCCGTGCGCCCAGCTTCTGCTCGTCCGGCGCGACCACGATGCTCTCGACCATCGCGGGCATGCCCTTGTCGGCAAGCCCCCAGAGCACGTCCGGGAGAAGCGCCCACGCCTCCGGTCTCGCTGCGTCGAGTTGGGCGATCAGCGCTCGCCTGTCCGGGGACCACGAGGCTACGACATCGAGCTGCCCCAGTAGCGTCCGCGCAGTGTCCCCTTGCGCCGCGAATCCAAGATCACCAAAAGCGGCTGCCAGGTCGGCGGCATCTGGTCCCGCGTCTTCGTCTATCGCGAAAGCTTTTGCTCTATCGTACAACCGCGTAACGGCTCCCTGTGGGTTCATTTTTGCTCCCTCCTTCGCAAGTCTACCTGCCCGGGGTCCACGATAACCCCGCCTTCGTGAATTCTGCTGGCCAGCCGCGGTCCAAGACACCGGCTCAAATCATCCTGCCCCAGGTTCGAGGTGATCACGGTCGGAAGACCTCGTGCGTACCGCTCGCTCAGCAACTCCTCGATGCGCGCCTGCCCAGCCCCCTGAACATCCGCCGTGCGCACCTCATCCAGGACCAGCCAGCGCACAGTGGCCGCAAGGTCCATCAGCGGCACTTCCCGGCCCGGAAGAAAGCGCGAGCTGGACCGCACGCTCGCGGCCCTGATCCAAAGTCCTTTGCTGGAGTCGTACTCCTCAAAGGTGGTCGGCTCATCTGCCAGCTCGTGCGCGAGCGAGCGCGCCGTCCGGGTTGCCCGCAGCAGGCAGTATGCCGCCGCCACGCTCTTGCCGGCGCCGTAGCCGCCGCTGGTGCAAAGGACAAGAAACGGGCGGGACTTGTACGTGCCGTTTCGGATCCAGGCGCGAGCCCCCTCAAGCGCGTGGGTGTCCTCCAGGCGGCGCCCGGCGGCGAAGGGTGCTCGGGTCAGTGGGTCCACGCCGCAGGCCTCAAGGTGGCGCGCAGCGTTTGCCGTCCTCGCCGTGGCCGCCTGGTCCAACAGCGCCTTTTGCGCCGCAGCGATTTCACCCGCCTTCTCGGCCTGCAGCTCCCCGCGTAGTCGGCTGTTGGCTATGATCCGAGCGACCAGGGCCGGCACGTGTTTTGTGGTTGGCTCAAAACTCATTGGGCACCTCACCCCCCTCAAACGCGGTCCGGTAGGAGCTTACTCCGCGTGGCGTCGCCGGAGCGGCGGCCAGCGCGTTCCAGCGCGCGGGTAGCGCCAGCTCGGCAATCGTGTTCACCCTCCCGGCCCAGGGCGGACCCCCATCCCGCTCATGCGCCGAGTTCAGCCCCCACCGCCAGCGGCGGCGCACCTCGTCGATCTCGCCGGCTGCGAAGTCGATCAGCACGTCCAGCGCCTTGCCGTCACGCGCCCCGGCAAAAGCGTACTTTGCCCGCCGCAAGTCTTCGAAGTCGGCGACGAGAGCGTCAGAGAGCTGGCGCCTGGGCGCCGCGTTAGGCTCCTCCGGGGCTTCCGGGGCCTTCGCCTTCCGCCGGCTCGCCTTCGCCGCGAGCGCCGCTCCTGGGGCAATGAGTGGCTCCGGAAAAAGAAGGCCTTCTTTTTGCCGCTGGAATCCGTTGCCAGCAGAATCCGATGGCCCCGCGGGCGGCACGCCCGCAGTAGTTGTAGTTGTTTCTAGATCTTGATCTAGATCTTGATCTAGCGCCGCAGATTCGCGCAGCTTGCCGGCGGTCTGCGCGCAACTTGCGCGCAATTTGCGCGAAAGAGACTCGATGGCGCGCTTCCGGGCGCCAGCCTGGGCTGTCAGCGCCTTGACCGCCCACTCCAGGCCGAGCACGCGCACGCCAGCCCCCTCACCCTCCACCTCCACCTTGCCCACCTCCACCAGCGCCAGGATCAACTCCTCGGCCTTTGCCGCCGGCCACCGCACAGAGCTGGCAAGCTGACGCCCCCCCCGTTCCCCCGGGAAGAGCCCCGTGGGCGCCCCGGATGCGTCCACGAGCTCAACGGCAACACGGTCGAGCTGCGCCAGCAGGCCGAGCGCCTCGAGGTAGCTCACCCCGAGCAGGCCCTCCAGGCGAGGCGCGAGCTCGAAGGCCGCGCCGAGTTGGATCCACGGGAGGCGACCCATCACCCAGCCCCGCCCGTGTCGCACATGCCCCAGCGCATGCAGCCCGCGTCCGGATCCTGGCCGAACATCTCGTACTGTCGCCCCCCGCGCGAGGTGCGCGCCCACCTCACCACCTCGTCGATCGGCAGCATGCGGTAGTGGCCGGCCCGATCGGGGGCTTGGCTCTGGAACCAAGCTGGAGGGCTAAACGGCGCCTCAAGTCGGCGTCGCTTGTGCTCCCACTTTGTGGCACCCCACTCGTCCTCTGGTTTCGGTGGCGGATCAGCAAGCCACGCCGCCCGATCGCGCTCGTACCGCTCCTGCGCGGGTCTCGCGATCTCCGCCTCCAACGCGCGGATCACCTCGACTCGGCTGGGGTCCACCTCAGTAAGTAGGCGGATTTCCGACTTGCGCGCGTAGATGCAGGGCCAGCACCCGACCCGCGAAGCACCGAGTAAATACAACGGGTTGGGCTTAAGCCCGTGTCGCTTATGAATTGCGACCACCTCGGCCTCGGTCCACCGCACCAAAGGACGCCAGATAGGCACCGGAAAGTCCTCGGTATACTCCCATTCAGGGAGCCCTGCTCGCGCCGCGCTTTCTTGGTGGCGAATTCCAACCGCGTTGACGGTCGGCCTGGGCGCGAAATCACCCCCGCATTCACACTCGTCCTCGATATCCTCCTTGCTCCCCAGGGCGCCGCACTGCTGGCAAGCGTGTGAGCCCCATCCATTAACAAGATGGTCAATCATCGGCTCTATCTTCAACGACTGCGTACAAAACCTGATGAGCCGAGACGGAAACATAGCCTTGCTCCGGATCAGGTCCGCCATGCCCTTGGGCGCCTTGACCTCCGTGATGGGGCCGATGACCCGCGTCAACTCTCCTCTCAGGTACTCGTACGTGGCGGGGCGTTCCCAGTCGGTATCCAAGAACACCCTATCGTGCTCGATGCCCTGCTCGGTCAGCCAGAGGCTCAGGGCGGCGCTGTCCTTGCCGCCGGACACCGACGCCACAACTCGCTGCCCAGCCAACGCACGTCGAATGCTCCCCTCCATCACCCCTCCCCGCTGCCGGCGCCCCGGCGCAGCGCCAGCTCCCGAACGGCCGGGCCGACGAGCCACGCGGCAAAGCGCCACGCCTTGAACAGCAGCCACGCCACCGGGCGGCACCAGCGGGGCACGCGCCCAAACCACCCCAGAACGACGTTTGGCAGGCCGCGCAGAGCCAGTTCAACACGGCCGGCGTGACGTCGTGGCCAAGGCACGCCGCCCATCTCCGCGACGCAGTCGGTGATGATGGCGGCGGCCTCGATCTCGGCCATCCACCCGGCGTCGGGCCACGCGCCCCAATTCCCCTCCCGGTAGTAGACGGCGCCGGCATCCGTGGCCGCGTTGATGTTCACCGGATCCACGCCGGGAAGGGACACGGCGAAACTCCACCCGTCCCCGCGAGCACGGAAGTACGCCGGATTGCCGTTCACGGTGCCTTCCGCCTGGACCGGGCAGTTTCCGTATGGGGTGAGGCCTACCACTTTCGTCATCTCGTCCACGAGCATCTTGCACCTCAAGCGCCGCTCACCCGCCGCCGGGTGGAAGTTGCCGGCGGCGGGGAGCAGCAAAAGCCCCGAGGGGCGTCCCGCGTAAGTCGAAGCCCGGCTTCCACCCCGAGCACCTCATACCAGCCTACCGCTTGCCCGCTCGGCCGTCAAGCGCCCTGGGCGCCTTGACCGAGCCGGGCGCCCACCAGCGCCGCTTCGGGAAGGCATCCACCTGGAGGGGGCGCGGCCGGCCTGCCCTGGTGTGCTCACCTCCGCGAGTCCATCCGTCCTCTACCCAGCCGGCGGCCCGCAAGCTCGTGCCGGGTTCGTCGGCGTGCGTGAAGGTGTCCATGCTGTCGCAACCCATTGCCCGAGCCGCTCGCCAGCACGCGCCGTACAGCATCGAGCAGGCGTTGGGGTAGCCCTCTTTCACGGCCATCCGGAGGACGCGAAGATGATCCATCTCGTCGCTGGTCTGCAACCTCGACGGCCAGCCGACAAGCGCGACGCCGACGATCTCGGTCCCGCTTCGCACGGAGATAGCCCACATCACACCCTGTACGCGAGGCAGCCGGCGATGCACTCGGCGGACAAACTCGAGTGCATCCGAGCGCTTCACCGTCCACGGGCGCAGTCGGAGTTTCATGGCGTGACCTTCGCGCTTCTCATGGCCGCCCGAATCGGCGCCGCCCAGGCCTGAGCGGCCTTGAGTGAGACGCCGAGCCGCTCCGCCAGCTCCGTGCTCGTCAGTTCCGGCTCCCGACGCAAGACCTCCACCAGCCGCGCACGCTTCGTTCTCGCCTCACTTCGTGTCACGAGCTGCACCTTTCTTGCGATGGTAGGCGATGATGGCGCGCACGGCGTCGGCCACCGCCCGTGGCTCCCGATAGGCAAGCACGTCTCCCGATAGAACCTCAGCCACGAGAGCATGGGCGCGGCGTTCGGCGGCTGTCACAGGACACCCGGGCGTTCGCGGTCAAGCTCGAAAGCGCAGCACCAGAGCCAGACGTTGCTCTCCCAGATGCCGGGATAGAGCGCCTCGATCAGCCTGCGATAGGCCTCCCTCGCGGAGCGCGCGTGCAGCGGTGGACCCGCGGCGACGTTGCCGGTGTACCAGCACCCCGGCTGACCCGCCTGGCCGGTCAACGGCCGAATCCCCTCGGCGCGCGCGTCCTCCTCGGAGATGTCCTGCACGCGCTCGATCCACGTCCGCGCGACAGGACCAGTCCACGTCCTGGCCGCCAGCTTCGGCATGTGGATGGAGGGGCGCCACGCTCCCGACGCCCGGTGAACGGCCAGCCATCGATCGGCCGCCTCCTTCGTATTCGCGATCGGCCAAAACGCTCCGTCAGCGCGGTACCGAAAGCCGTCCAGGCCGTTGACGAGCTCCGTGGTCCGCCAGCACTCGCGCACGTACAGCACATCCCCGGGCTGCCATGGGGCGAAGTCTAACGCAACCCCCCTCCTAAAATGCTCCTCGTTCGCGTAGTGACGGCTCTGGTGAGCGGGCTTCCTGGGCGCGGCCGGATACCAAACGCCATCGTCCCCGATGACGGGTTGCGGTCGCATCGGCACCCGGTGCTGCGTCTGTCGGCCCTCCCGGATGGCCAGCGCCACGCTGTCGCTGCACAGAATCGGTCGTTCAGTCACCGTCGTCCTCCTCGTGGTGCCCCGCCCCGAGCACTCGGTCGTAGCAGGGACGACAGAGGCATTTCGCCGTCTCTGCCCCTGGTGAATCCGCCATCTCCTGTTCGCTTCCGGCGATGCACTCTGCACACAGGGGTTTGGCACAGGACTCGCACCAGCACGAGGCAACGGCCGCATCTTCGCCGCAGGGGCACCTCGGCATCACGGGTCTCCTCCCGGCCACGTGCCGTCTGCCAGCGCCTCGCAAGCCAGCTTCCAGGTCCGGTAGGGGGAGAAAAACCGCCCCTTGACGAGCGTCGAGGGATCCGTGAAGCTGGCGCTATGATTCATGGCGTTCTGGCGCCCGAGGTAGGCGTGCAGCGGATGCCTACAGCCACCGGCAAGGCCGCCGCAAGCCTTACGCCGCATCCAGTATCCGCGCACCGAACCCGGCACCAGCTCGGCCAGGTCCAAGCCGCAGTGCAGGCGAAAGTGTGCCGCCAGCTTCTGCGCCCACGGGCGAGTAGCCGCAAACTCGGCGGTGATCACATGCCCCTCCGCTTGCGCAGCTTGGCCTGCCCGCGCAGCGTCCGAAGGGCCGTCGCGCATCTTCGAGGCGGAACTCATGGCGCCTTCCGAGCGGGCGCATGGATCCAGTCGATCATGGCCCCGGGAGCCACCGAAAGAGTTGAGGTCGTCTTGATGCCCCCGAAGTCGACGTCGCCATCCACCGCCGCCCGCCGCTCGTCGCACAGCTCGCACCAAAGGTGGTAGGCCCATCCCCAGCCGGACACCGCCAGCGAAAGCAGCGTCAGAGCCAAAATCATGCTAGCCACGCGGCACCCCCAGATTCTCCCGGATGGTCTGCTGCTCGCGGACCGCTTCCGCCGTCTCCTCCTCCTCCTCCTCCTCCTCGCGAAGCATCTCCGCCACGAGCAGTCCGCGCAAGCGCTCGGATCGGTCCATCCCAAGCGCCCGCGAGCTCCTCTTCAGCCACCGGATCATCGGCTCCGGCAGCCGAAACGCCGTCGTTTTCATCGCTTTCCTGGCCATTCGGCCCCCTTTCGACCGAGCATCCTAGCCGCTATACGAGCGCTTGACAAGCGTTATACCGGCCGGTAGTCTGCCTGCAACTCGAGGCCACGGTCCACCTTGCGGAAGTCGCCACGGGCGCAGCTCGGGGATAGGTGAGCGAAGACGAAAGAAGTCCAACCTGAAGGAGAAGGAGAAGGCCATGCCGTCGAAGAGAACCGAAAAACTCATGAGGGCGCGGGCGCAGAAAAAGGCCGCGAAGGCCGCCGGCTTGGCAAACCCCGGCGGGGAGTCGAAGTACGCCAAGCGGCACGCGGCTCGCCTCCGCGGCGTGCAGATGGCCGATAGGTACGTCATGCCGTGGTGGCACGAGATTTGCTCGCGGGCGCTGTTGGCGATGAAGGCCAGCGGCAGCTACGGGCACCTCGAGCGCGGGGCGCTGTAGGGAGAGACCATGAACGATCGAGCAATGGTCATTCAAGCAAGCCATAACCGTGGCTACGGGGTTTTTCCGAAGCGGCTGACGGAGGCCGAGCGCGCCGAATTGCACGAGTGGATTTACGGCGCCAAGGGGCCGGTTGAGAACTACCCCGCGCCTACGGCGGCCCTGGAACGAGAGGACAGGGCCCATGGATGGAGGGCGTGGTGATGGGCCTGACCTATGACCCCGAGCTTGGCGTCATCGTCGACGAGACCGGCAAGCAGGTTGCGAGCCTGCAACCGGGTCCCGAGCGGGACGGGCTCGGCCGGCAGATGGCCGCGGCGCCGCTGCTTGTTGATGTCCTACAGCAGAGCCGTCACGCGCTCTATGGCCTGTGGTCGAGCCAAGGGGAGCCATATCCCGAGGATGAGCGCGGGCGGGCTGCCATGAGGGAGCTTCGGCGGCTTCTTGATCTTGCTGCCGTAGCGCTTTTTGAGGCCGGAACGGAGCTATGAGCGGACCGGACAGAAGCGCGGAGATGGCGCAGTTACTGGAAGCGGCAGCGCAAGACAATGCCGCCGCCGGGCTGAGGTACACGGCCGCGATAGAACTGGCGCGCCCCTTCCATCTCCTGTTGGCCAGCGGCCAGCTCAAGTTCAGCATCGACGGCACCCAGTGGTGCATCTTGCTGGGCGAGAACATTTAGGACGGCGTGGCCGGGTTCGGAACGTCGCCGGAAGAGGCGTCGAGGGCTTTCGACGTGGCGTGGCTGGCAAAGTTGCCGCCGCGCCCTTCCGAACGTCGCCCGGGAGATTGCCCGTGAGCGACGACATCGCCGAGCTGGACGCCAAGCTGATGGAGCAGGTCCGCGGCTCCGGCGTGGGTGCGCTGGCCAGGCTCGTCAAGCTGGCGCGGGAGGCCGAGCAGAGGGCGGCCGATGCGCAGCGGGAACTGGCGCACGAGCGGGAGATGCTTCGCGCCATCGCCGCGAAGAGCGAGGCGCCGAATGCCTTCGAGGCGCTTGTCGCTCTTCTCGGCGCGAAGATGGCGGACATCATGCACCTCGAGCGCGAGCTGGCCGTCAGCCGCGCCAAAGAGCTGGAGACCGTGACGTGCTCGAAGTGCGGCCTGGAGGTGACCGTCAGGTCGCTGACGTACCATACTCGCCGTTCGCACCCGACCGAGAGCGGCTGGTGCGGCAGGTGGCTGAAGGACGGGGAGCTATGGGAGCTTCCCTCAAAGGCCGCGGAAGCGGCAGGAGAGACGAAGTGAGCAAACTGGCGACGTGGGAGGAGCTGAAGAAGTCAGAAGCGGCTCGTTGGCAGGCGGCGCTGCCGGAAGGCCTGAAGGGCATGGGGCCAGAGTTCGCCGTGGCAGCCGCGACGTTGGTTCGGCAAAATCCCAGCCTGCTCAAAGAGGAGCTGTTCCCGCAGCGGCTCGTTGAGTGCGCTGCGCTGGGCCTGCGTCCCAACTGGGGCGCGCGAGGGGAGGCGGTGATCACCCCGGGCAGTGGCGGCGTGATTCTCGTTGTCGGCTACAAGGGGTACATGCGCGCATTTGAGCGGGACGGGCTTGTTAGGCCCGGCGGCTTCATGTTTGAGGCCAAGATGCCGGAAGACGAGTTCGACTACTTCGAGGACGAGAACGGCGTGCACTATCGGTACCGGCGGAACATGAGTTGCGCTCGGACGTTTGAGCGCATGGAGTTCGTTTTTGCCCGCGCCTATCTGCGGGAGGGCGGTGTGGCGCTGGCGTTCCGCGACAAGGGCAAGTGCGTGGCCGTCCGGGACCAAGTGCAGGGGCGCGTAAAGGACCCGAGCAGGCGGGGCGCGTCGGCGTGGGCGACCTGGCCTCTGGAGATGGCAATCAAGGGCGCGGCCAAGGAGTTCGCTCGCTCCCATGCTTTCGGCGAGAACACCGAGCGGATCATGGAGTACGAGCACGAGCAGGGCGAAGAGAAGGACATGGGCGAGGCCGCCCGCGTGGAGAACGTCCGCCCCATTACCATCCAGGCCCCGGCGGCGCTGCCTGAGCCGGCCATCCGCGAGACCATCGAGCCGCCTACCGCGCGCGAGGTGGAGGTCGTGCCAGTGGCCGGGTCGGGGGCGCCGGCCAAGAAGATGCTCATCGAGGACCAGTCCACCACGCCGGACAAGCCGGCGGAGACGACCAAGCCTGCCGAGCCGATGGCCGTCTGGCCCGAGTGGGCCGAGATCAAGTTGACGGAGTGGGAGAGCGCCAACGAGAAGTGGCCGCAGTCCATCTACGAGGAGCTGGTGACGGAGGTGCGCAGGCTGCCGGCGAAATTGCCCGAGCGCAAGAAGATCGGCGACCGCATCAAGGCCGTTGCCGACCGCGAGGCAGCGCCCGCTGAGCCAGGATCGAGGGGGTAGCCATGAAAATACTTGAACTGCGCGTGCGGGACCTAGGAGTGATCGAGGCGGTGGACGTGACGCCGGACCCGGCATCTCCCGTGGTGGTGCTCACCGGGCCAAACGGGGCCGGCAAGTCTACCAGCTTGACGGCGATCGAGGCGGCGCTGGCGGGTGCGGACGCTCTGCCGAAAGAGCCGATCCGCCGTGGCGCGAAGGCGGCGCAAGTGGACCTTGTGCTGGGCGATGCGGCCGGCCCCAAGTTTCGCGTCGAACGCAAGGTGACGGCCAAGGGCGCCTACCTGAAGGTGTTCGACGCGGACGGGCGGCCTGTGGCCTCGCCCCAGGCGTTCCTGGATGCGCTCACCAAGACGGGTCTGGCGTACGACCCTGGCTCGTGGCTGCGCAAGCCGCCACGCGAGCAGGCAGCAGAGTTGCTCCGCGCTGGCGGTGTGGATCTGGCGCCGCTGGAGGCGCGGCACAAGGCACTGTTCGAAGAGCGCACCGGGGTCAACAGGGACGCCAAGGCGCTGGCAGCTCGCTTACAGGCGATGGCTGCCGTGCCGGGCGTCGCGGCGGATTCGGAGGAGGTGAGCATCGGCGAGATGGCCAAGGAGATGGCCGCGCTTCAGGCGCAACGGGAGGCCAATGCAGCGGAACGGCGGAAGGCTGCCGAGGCTGCTGCCGCCGACGCGAGAGCGGCGGAGTCTGCCGAGCGGGCCCGGGTGGAGGTAGTGGCCATGGAGGCGAAGCTTGCTGCCATGCGCGCCAAGGCGAACGAGGCCAACCGTGCCGCTTTCGAGGCGGAGACGTTGGCGTCTGCCGAGGCGGCCCGTGTCGCCGTGCTGGTGGATCCAGATCTTGGGCCGGTGGCCGAGAAGATGGCCGGCGCCGAAGAGCACAACCGCAAGGTGCGAGCGGCCAAGGCGCGTTCAGCGCTCGTGCGCGAGCTGGAAAGCAAGACCGCCGAGGCGGAGCGGCTGACGGGCGCCCTTGCTGACCTGGACGCCCAGCGGCGCGGGCTTGTGGGGGGGCTGGCATTGGGCCTTGATGGCCTCGGGCTGTCGGAGACCGGCGTCACCTTCAAGGGGCTCCCGCTGGAGCAGGCAAGCCAGGCCGAGCAGGTGCGGATCTCGCTGGCCGTGGGGCTGCGCAGCGGTGAGCTTCGGGTGGTGCTGGTGCGAGATGGCGCGCACCTTGACCCCGCCGGGATGCGGCTGGTGGCGGAGTATGCTGCTCAGCACGGGGCACAGGTCTGGATCGAGCGCCCGGACACCGGGGCGCCGCAGGCGGGCTTCCGGATCGTCGATGGCAAGGTGGAGGAATAGCCATGCCCGACATCTCGAAGCTGTGGTTGCCGGAGGACGTGAGGCCGCACTGGACAGACAAGGGAGAGCCGTGGTGTCCACGGGGCGAGGAGGTCGAGTGCCCGTCGCTGCTCGGCGGCGAGCAGCGGTGCTCCAAGACTCGGATCATGTGCCCGACGAACTGCCAGCCAGCGATCGAAGCCATGGCGCGGGCCGTTCCGGGGTTTCTGGAGGTGGCGGGGCCGCAGCCATCTCCGCCGCTTCCGCCGGCCGCGAAGGCGCTGGAGGACGAACTGTGGGCCGCGCTGGTGGCCAAGGGGAACTGGCCGTGAGCGACATTCTGAAGGACCCGACCGAGCACCTGCGGCTATTGTGCGATCACCGGGAGGACGCCGACGCCGCTCGGCGCTGGCACCGTCTTCACCTGCACCTCGCGGCCGGAGGCGCCCTCCCGGCGCAGTGGCGTGCCGAAGGGACGGAGGTCGGCAGGCTCGTGGGCGACGCCGAGCACTCCAGGAAGGCGCTGGTTTACTGGCGACAGCAGCTTTTAGATGCGGCGGAGGTTTTTCAAGACCACATCAACGATCTCGGACGCGGCATCCTGAAGCTCAAGGGCCTGACATGACCGCTACCCTCTGCGAAGTCACACCCAGCAGCACCAGCATCGTCGCCACTTGCATCCGGGCGTCGGATCCGGAGGGGCGCGCGAGCCGAGCAACCGCCTGTGCGAGCGAGGGGAGTACGCTCCACCAGCTCGCCGAGGATGCTGCTTGCCAGGGGTGGGATGCGGCGCTCGCCAAGGTGCCACCGGAGCACTTCGAGCGGGCAACGGGCTTCGACACGGACGGGCTGGTGCGCGCTGTTGGGGCTCCGCTGGCGTCCTTTTCCTGGGGCGTGGGCGTGCTCTACTGCCCCGTCACCGGGGAGGGCTTTGTCCTCGGACAAGGGCTCACCCGGCAGAGGGCTCACGCGCTGGCGGCGGCCAGGCTACCCACGCTCGAAGGCCGGTGGGTAGTTGGCCTGCTTGACCTCTGCGCGCACGCGACGGTCAACGGGCAACCGTGGGTACTGGTCCCGGACCTCAAGACGGGCCACCAGCGGCCGGCGCCGGCCGCCTCGTGCTGGCAGACCCGCATCTACGCCGTGGCGCTCGCCGCGGCGACTGGCGCTCAGGGGGCACGGCATGGCCCGCTTTGGATGCCCAGCGGCGAGTACCCGCGGTGGGACAAAAAAGACCTGGACGCCACCGGGCTGTTCGAGGCCGAGAACGCCATCCGCGAGCTCTACGCGCGGATCGATGAGGTGGCCGCGTTTCCGCCGGACAAGCGCCCGGAGCCGGTCTACGGCGAGCACTGCACCTACTGTCGGCAGGCGCTGGGGTGCCGGGCGCCAGCGACGGCACTGGCGCGGCTGAACTCTGAAATCGTCCAGCCGGACGGCAGCTTGCTTGTGACGAAGGACAACGCAGCTGCGGTCTACCACCGCATGAAAGCGGTGCAGACGATGCTCGACCAGGCGCACGCTGCCCTTGTGGCCGTGTCGAACGCCACGGGGCCGATTGACCTGGGCAACGGCCGGGTCTTCGGCGCCTACCCCCACAGCGAGCGCGAGACGGTGGAGGGGCGGCTGTATGCGCCGCTGGCGGCGAAGCTCGGCGAGGATGCCGCCCGCGACCTGCTCCTGAAGGCGACGAGGCACCATGTACCAGTGACGGCGCTCGAACGGGCCTACCTGGAGGTGGCGATTCCGGACCCAGCGCAGCGCAAGGGGCAGGGCGCCAAGACGCGCCGCGAACTGGACGAGTTGCTGCGTGAGAACGGCGCTCTGGTGGACGCCGAGTCCGTCCGCGTGGGTGCGCACTATCCGAAGAAGGGGAATGATGCATGAAGATGCGCATGCGTCCACGGTACTATTGCGACTTCTGCGGCAAGACGAGCGGCTCGGCGTGGGCCATGAAGCGGCACGAGGCGGCGTGCACGCTCAATCCGGCGCGAGTCTGCCGAATGTGCGCGCTGCTCGAGCTTGGTAGCAGCCACCTCGACGCGGGCAAGGCTGCCTTCTTCGCCCCGGCACTCACCAGCGATTGGCCGGCCCGGATGGCGGCGCTGCGCACGGCAACGGCGAACTGCCCGTGCTGCATTCTGGCGGTGTTGCGGCAGACCGGCGTCACGACGCCGGCCAAGGCGGACGAAGACGGCCCGGGCGGGTACCCGGAGGGCTCATGCTGGGCGAGCCCGTTGACCAGCAGCCATTGCTTGCTGGGGTTCGACTTCAAGGCAGAAATGAAGGAGGCGCTGAAGATGCATGACGATGCGGTCGCGGGCTATTCTATCCGGGATTCGTGGTAGGGGAGGCACAACGTCATGCGCATCGACACGTCGGGAAGAGGTGCTGACACTTTTCCACCGCTCAGCCCCGGGGCGGTGGCCACAAGGAGAGGGGACAACTATGGGACAAATGCGAGGTGCGTTCATGTTTGGCCTGCGGGCCAACAAAGCGAAGGGCGTGCGGCGGCTTCTCACCGACGAGCTGGAGCTCAAGGGCGAGGGCCGGAAACCGCCGACGCCGCAACTCACCGAGGATGGGTCAGTCGGATACGTCTTCGCGGTCTGGCATGACGCGGATGGACGTGATGCTGCAACGGAGCTGTCAGGTGACGTGAGCCTTGACAAGCTCTGTGCGTCACGGACGGCGAAGTCGGCGCAGAGAAGGTGGGCGGCGTTGGAGCGCTTCGCAGCGCGCAATGGCAGCGTGCTGCCGGACGCCGAATGGCTTGCGGTGGAGGTCGAGACGGCTTGACGCGCTGGCCGTCGAGCGGTAGGATGCAGTTGTCTCGAGGGGGCCGGGGTTCTTGCCGTGCCCTTCAACGAGTGAGTGAACGACGCATCGCAACCGATTCGCCAGCGTTACTGGCGGGCAGCCGGTATGTTATGAATCGGCCCATGGGCGCCGAAGGGAATCAGGCGCGACGCTCCGGAGAGACGGGGTGGAAGTGACGTAGCTCAGTCGGCAGAGCACCCCAGGCGGGTTTGCCCAGGGAGGCCGCGGGTTCGAGCCCCGCCGTCACGATGAAGGAGGAGACGCAATGCAGGAACGTGATGTGTTTGCTGCTGTCGCGCTTCATACGCTGATCGGCAAATTGCCGCTGCTCGACAACGAAGGCGAGCACGGGCCGAAAAGTGCGACCCCGCTGATGGAGGTGCGCGCAGAGTTGGCGCGCTCGGCCTACGACTATGCCGATGAAATGATGCGGCAACGTTCGGCTGGTGCCACGGCGGTTTCTGTGCCGACGCTCGATTCGGCGCAACGGCTGCGGCACGGATGAGTTCCACAGGAAGGGGGCGTTGAAGAGGCCGACGGACTGCGTCAGGTGGCCAGCGAGTCGGAGGAGTCCCGGAGCCCCCGTGCGCGAAGCACCGCGCTGGATCTTGGGAGCGGATACCCGGCACGAGACCGGGAGCCCAGGGAAGTGGCGCGGGAGACGGGAGGTTGCCGGGCCACCGGGCGCCTCCGGAGCCGAATGTCCCGAGCATGGTGCCCGGGAAGGCAGCAGGCGCCGCCGCTATGCCGATCAGCGGTCCCCGAACGTCGGGGGTGATGCCAGGGCGGAACGACCCGAGGAACAAGGGGCCGGGAAACCCGAAGACGTGACAGCCGGAGAGACGGCGTAAACGAGGGTGAGCATGGAGCCCGCCAAGCAGACCCCAGACACCGCGAGGTGCTGGCGCCTATCCATTCGCTGGGCGTTCACGGTCTGCTTGCGGCCTCGGTTCGATTCCGGGGCTATCCATCGGAGGGATGCGATGACGCTACATGACCTGAAGACATGGCCAGATCCGTTTCAAGCTCTGTGGGACGGAAGCAAGACGTTCGAAATTCGGCTCGATGATGGCCGCGACTTCCAAAATGGCGACGAACTGCGCCTGCGCGAATACAGTCCGGAATCCCACTCTTACAGTGGGCGCTGCGTCGTTGCCGTCGTGACCTACCTCGCTAAAAGCCCAGCGTGGGGGCTGCCAACCGACATGGTTGTCATGGCCATCGCCCAACAGTCGAGAACCGTCGCCTACTGGCCATGACGCAAGCCGACCTGTTTCGAGCACCCGTCCCGGAGCGCGAACCGGAAATCGTGGTTGTCGGAGTCGCCTCGGACCTGCAGAGATTCGGCCTAGCTCACACCAAGGACCCGGTGCTCGGCGTCGCTCGGTGGTTCGTGTTCGGGGACAAGCTACCAACGCACCGGCTGCGCGTAGTCTGGGCAACCCCACGCGAGCGGCTGCCGGAGGAGTTCCAGCGCGCGTTGGGGCTTGCGAGGATTGAAGATTCGGAGCTTAGCGGGTAGAAGACGACCATGGCCACCTTTCTGAGAACTCTCCACCCGTGTCGAGATTGCGGCAAGGCTGCACAGATTCGCTCGCGTCGCGACATCGCCTTTGCCACCTGCCCGGAGTGTCGCGAAACGCGCCGGCTGGAAAGCTTGCTGGGCGGCTACGATGTCCGCCGAACCACCGCCGCCACGAAGGCCGACAAGGCCGCCGCGATCACCGATCGAGCGGCGGGATGGTTCGAGGCAGCGTCGGCGGCGTGCGAGGTCGCTCGCTTTGCGGTATTGGTGGCAGGGCGGACCGCGGAAATTCGGAAGAAGCGGCGCCTTGGGCGCATCGCGGAGGGGCGAAGGAAATGGGCGGCCAGCGCTTTGCAACAACTTGCCGCGCTTCTCGGAGACGAACGGGCCACCTGGACGGGCCATCTGAAGCTGGTGCCGCCGGACGCGCGCGGCAGGGCAGGTTGATGACGTGGCGGGAGTGAGCCTGCGTCCGTTCTGGCGCTACTATGGCGGAAAGTGGCGCTCGGCGCCGAAGTACCCACGCCCGCGCCACGGCCACATTGTAGAGCCCTTTGCCGGCGCCGCCGGATACGCGCTGCGCTACGCTCACCTCGCCGTCACGCTGGTGGACGCCTACCCGGTGGTTGCCGGGGTGTGGCGGTATCTGACGAGCGTCACCGCCGAGGAGGTGCGGCGCATCCCGGCAGTGGAGTCTACGGCCGAGCTCCCGGCCTGGGTGCCCCAAGAGGCGCGTTGGCTGGTCGGATTGAATCTTGGGACGGCGGTTCACTCCCCTCGCGCGACACTGTCGGCCGGGATGCGCCGCAACGCTGAGGAGTTCGGGCGTAATCGACAGGTGAGCGGTTGGACGGTGGCCATGCGGGAGAGGGTCGCGCAGCAGGTCCAGCACATTCGGCACTGGCGGATCATCGAGGGTGAGTACACGGCGGCGCCGGACGTGGAATCCACGTGGTTCATCGATCCGCCCTACATGGTGGCCGGGCGGCACTACCGCCGGAAGGTGAAGGACTACGCGGCGCTGGCTACATGGTGCCGCTCACGGCGGGGCCAAGTGTTGGTGTGCGAGGCGGCCGGCGCGGATTGGCTGCCGTTTGAACCCTTTCGTAGCCAGCACGGAATAGCTGTCGCCAGATGCGAGGAGGTTATCTGGACGGTCGGGTGCGAGCGGCAAGGAAGACTGTTTTGATGCCGTGGTGTAAGCGAATAACGCACAGCCTCGGTTCCCGGGGTATTGGCCGTAAGCGGCCCACCTTGACGGGCGAGAGCAGGAGCGGGTGAGCGCGACCCGCCGGCATCACCAACAAGACGAAGCCCCCGCCGGTGCTTTGGCGAGGGCTTCGCGGCCACCCCGGGAGGGGGAGCTCGGGGCGGCCTAGAAGTAAAATCCGCAGCTCGCCGACCCGCCGAATCCGGCGCGGGTCGCGGCGGTGGGTAGGTAGTAGTCGGCCGTCACCACTAGCCCGAGGCGAACCGTCGTGCCCCACGGGAACTGGAGGCCACCTCCGAAGGACAGCGCGCCGGTGATCCCCGTGCCCTCAAGGATGGCCGCCCCGCCGAGGACGGGCCCCAGGGTCCACCCAGGCGCCACGTCCGCAATTGCCACCGAGCCCCAGAGATGAGGCGCCAGGGCGCACGTGCCCGCCCGGCAGGTGAGGCCCACGCCCGGAACCAGGTCGAGGATCTCGCCCAGCTCGGGGGCCTGGCGAAGCGCTCCGGGGTAGTCAGGCTCGACCACGACACGGGTGCTCGCTGACGCCGGCAGGGGCGCGAGCAGGCCCACTACCAGCGCCAGCAGGGCGCCGCCGGCCACGAGCTTGCGGCGGGCCTCGAGGTGGGCGGGGCCCGGGACGCGCTTGGTCGCCTGCGACAGGCCCATTGCGGCAAGCCAGGCCAGCAGGACGCCACCCAAGGCGGGCCGGTCCATCGGCCCCGAGGTGGCGGCCTTGAGCAGAGCTCCGCTCCCGGTCAGAAGCGCGCCGAGCACGAAGCCGCCGGTGTTGCTGGATAGCCAGCGGCCCACGCCGGACCACGGCGGCGACCAGCGCGTCATGGTCGCGGCGATCAGACGGATTCCCCAGACGGCGAGGAAGACGACGCCCGCGCTGGTGGCGATGCCTCCGGCACTGGGTGAGAAGAGGAGCTGAATTGCCTCGGTGATCGCGATGGTTTCCATCACGCCACCTCCGCCAGCTTGCGCGCGCGCACTGCGGCGTCCTTGGCCTCGAGCAACCGATCGAGCATCTTCGTGCGTTCGCGGTTGTTCGGCAAAGCGTTCGCCATGGCCTCGGCCAACTCGCCGAACGGCCGGCTGATTTCCTGGAGGTGCTCGGGGAGGTGCTGCCACGCGAAGAGCGGCATGGTCGTGCCGAGCTCGGATGTTGCCGGCCCATTCTCGCAATGAAAGCCGGAAGCGTGCTCGCGAACGGCCTGGCTGGCCGTCTGGTAGTTGGCCAGTTCGGCCGCCGTCGGATGGTTGTCATTCTCCTGCATGGTGTGCTCCTGCCCCCCTTTGGGGCGGTTGTGGGCTTGCGCCCGTTCAAAAAAGCTGTCCACGATCCGATCCGCCAGCTCCTGCAACTCGGCCAACTCGGATTCCTCCGTCAGAGTCAGCGTGCCCGCCTCCTCGCGCTCAATCAGCTCGCCCCTGCGGCGATTCTTGACCGACCACTCGGACCTGGTCATTGCAGCACCTCGCGCGCTCGAAGATAGCGCGACCAGCGGTCATCGGCCCCGTTCAAGCCTCCGTTGATCGCCCAGGTGATGCGGTCAAAACCCTCGCGCATCCCCGCCACGCTCACCCCGTCGCCCGCCTGCACCGTGTGGCCAAGGCCGGCGGCCGCCAGATCCGCCAACATGTTGAGCGAGAAAGGTTTCTCGGACAACCATGCCGGGCGCCTCGAGCGTCGGAGCACAGGTCCGTGCCAGCCAGAGGCCCAGAACCACCCGGACACCCGAAAGCCGACCTCCGGGCGAAGAAGCTGCTCGGGCTGGGCCACCAGCAGCCGCACAAGTTGCTTGCCGCACTGACCACACGCGCCGCCGGCCGTTTCGAAGGTAGTCCGACAGGTGCCGCAGACAAAGGCGTGGGGGTAGAGAGCTGCGCTCGCCAGCTCATAGTTCTCGTGCCCGGTGAGCTGGACCGGGCAGCGGCCCTTGAACTCCTCCCCGTCCCCGGGATCGGTGTTGCCGAGATCCTTCCGGCCCTCGTACTGAGCTCCGGCAGCGTGGCCAGGGAAAACCGCGTGCGCTCCGGCCAGCACAGTGCAAAGTCGGCATCCCCTGACGGACCTGCGGTGCGGCAGCTCTTCCCACAGGCAGAGGTCCCCGGACTCGTGTCCGAGCTGGGCGAGGATGGCGGCCACGCGGGCCGGGCTGTCGATGTCGAACTCCTCCAGAGCCGCCACAAGGTGCGGCAGGTAGAGCTCGGCCTTGGCGGCCGGCAGCCGGGGCATGATCGCCTTGAGCTGGGCAAGGGTCAGGCTCATGGCTCTTTCTCTCCGCCTATCGGCATGCCGCCGACCCTGATGGCGCGATACCGACTCACGGCCGACGAAAGTTGAGTTTCGCCGTCCCGAATGCCAGGCCCGTCATCCCAGACCAGAGCCGCCTCGAGCACGGCTTCACGGGCTTCGCGCAGGTAAGCGTCGCCCCGAAGCTGGCGCGCCAGCTCCTGAAGGGCCAGGGCCATCCCCGGAAGGTCAGCAAGGTAGCGGAGCAGGTGGATGCCCTCGCGCAGCTTCATGCGCTGCTCGCGCTCGGCCCCGGCAAGGTGGTCGCGAGCGCCCTGGCAGCGGCAACCGCCGTTCGTTGCCATCCCACTGGCACCCCACGAGCAGGAGCTGTCACCGCACCCAACGTCATCGCCAAGAAGCTTCCGGAGGGATGTCATGGAGTCCTCCGAAGCGCCCCGACGAGGCCGACGCCGCCGCGGGTGGTGTGCGGCACGTCCCGCCGCGGGTGGGTGCCGTGGCGTTCGCAGCCCCAGCCGGAGGGGCCGCACCGGCACAGCCGGGCGGTCGGCAAAGGGTCGACGCCGCTATCGTCGATCACGGTGGGCGGCGACTCGACAACCTCGCGCGGAGCCGCCGGCCAAGAGCGCGGGCTCATGGCGCACCCCCATCGTCCCGGACGTCGTGGGCGCTGGCATCGCCATGGACGCACGACTCACAGGGCGGCGCCAACTTCACGTCTCCCGACTTGGACCCCACGGACGCACCCAGGGCGCCGCCAGAATCGTCGAACGGCTTCCAGACATCGCAGTTGCATGGCCTCGCGGGTGCCCCGTCCTTCGCCTCCGCCTCCATCCGCTTCCGCGCCTCGTCTCGCCGCTCGCGGAAGCTCGCGATCTTCGTCCGGATCCGATCCCTCGACTCGAGCACGCGCACGCGCCTGGACAGTTCGGCGAGCTGAAACCGAAGCTGCCCCACCTCTTCCCGGTAGCTCTCGGCGATGTCCCGGAGGGCATCCCGCTCGACCAGCGCCGCTTCACGCTCGTCGCGGGCGGCCTCAAGCAGGGCGGCAGACCAGCGGTCGTCGTGGGTCCGACACTCGGTCAGCTCGCTGGCATGCCGCTTCTTGAGGTCATCCATCTCCAGCCGAAAGCCACCGTTGGCGGCCTCGGCTACCTGGGCGCGGGTGACGGCCTCGTACACCTTCCCAGCCAGCCGCTCGCCGTGCTGGCGCTGGGCCTCCAGGTCGCGCCGGAGACACTCGGCGTCCCGGCGGGCGGCTTCTAGGTGGCGTTGCGCTGTCATGGCTTCGTCGTAGCGCTCGGTTGGGCTCTTGGCGAGCGTCGCCCTCTCGGCCTCCAGCGAAGCGATTCTTCTCCGAAGGCTGTCGCGCTGGGCCAGCGCATTGAGCCAGCCCTCCCGAGCCTGAATCGCCTGTCGCCTGACGAACGCGATCCTCTCCCCCAGCACCAGCACCTCCGCGTCGAGTTCGACGCCCAGATCCTTGTCCTTGCAGGCATCCACCATCTGCTGCACCGCTTCATCCCAGCCGGCGCGCGCCGTCTTCTCGTCCGCCCGTGCCTCGGCAAGCGCCTTCTCGAGCTCGACCACGCGGGCCTGGGCAATTCGCTTGTCCGCCAGCGCCTCGCTCAACTCGCGCTGGCTCTCCGTCAGCGCACCCTCCTGTCCCGATGGCGCGCTGCGCTCCCGCAGCGAGTTGAGCAAGGGCTTCGCGCGCTCACGCAGCGCGTCAAGCTTCTTCGTGTCCTCCAGCTCCTTGTGGAGCGCCTTGACCCCAGCGCGAGCCGCGTCCAGTTCGCGCTGGAGATTGCCAAGCGCTGCCTCCGCCACCTGGGCGCGGGTCTCCTGCTTCCTGGCGGCACAGCGCGCGTGCTCAAGGTCCCCTTCAAGCTTGCGAATGTGGCCGCGCAAGCTATCGCGCGCACGGTCATGGTCGCGCTGCGTCGCCTCGAGCACCTCGCACTGGCCGCGAACGGTTTCGAGGGCCTCGGCGATCGCCGTCACGCCCTGAATCAACCGCTCGTCGGGCTCGACGGTGGAACCCAGATCCAGAACGTCCGAGACGCCGCGCCGCAGAGCGTCGAGAGCCACCTGGGCGCAACTCCGCTTGGATGCGGCTGCCAGCGAATCCGCCAGCCGCTCGCGGATGATGTCCGGTAGCCCGCCCTGGGCCACCCCGGCCAACCCGAGCACCCCCGTCGTCCGCTCGCGCTCAGAACATAGCTCCTGCTGCTTGACGTACATCATCCGCACGAGATCGACCATTGCCTGGTCGCCGAACGCCCGCTCCAGGGCCAGCGCCTTCCGCAGGCCGTCACGGAGCCGGTCGAGCTCGGCCCGCGCGCCCGGCTCATCCCCCTCGACAAGGCGAAGATCCTTGGCCGTGAGCGCGTCTGGCCGAGCCGTGGGCTCAACTACCGCGTCACCTCCGCTGCCTACAGCCCACCACAACGTCAACAACTCGGCGTGTGCCTGGACGCGCCTGTCCGTGGACTGCTTTTCGCTCTCGACGATGGCCCCAAGCCGCTCAATTTCTGCCTGAATTTCTTCGTTCGTGCGCATTTTCCCCACTCCTACGCCCCGTCGTGAGGCGTAGGGTGGAGGATAGCACGACTTGTCGGGCGGCGCTACTTCGACGTGCAGGCGGCGAGTTGGGCCTGAAGCTCAGCGACCTGGGCGCGAAGGCGCGCCAGTTCGGCCTGCGCCTCGCGGATCCAGCGATTGCTGTTGGCCCACGCGGGAAGCGTCTTGTAGACACCCGCTCCGATCCGCGTGGGCGTTCGCGCCCCGCCGCCGACACAGAGCCTGAGCTCGACCACGCCGCCGGTGATGGCCACGGTATCCGCCACGTCGTCACGCAACTTCGTCGGAGCGGCCTCGACGCAAACCTCATCGCCCTTGACCGGCTTGCGCGCCAGGTCGCGAGGGCCAGCGGTGGCCGAAGCCGTGGCGAGCACCATGGTTGCGATGGCTACCCACTTCACGGGACGCGACATCCCGGCACACCGTTGGAAATGTCCTGCTCGGAGCATCCACCGACCAGGGGCGCCGGTTCAGTCGTCGGCGGTTCGTCCGGCTCGGGGTCGGGCTGCGTGAGACTCTCTTCCGCGGGGCTGCTCTCGGTCTTGGTTTCGGGCATCGTCATCGTCCTTTGAATGGAGTGGCAGGGCCTGAAAGTATCCTTCAATTCGAGCCTGGCCCTCAAGAGCTCGATCAACCTTGGTTTCGACGCGCTCAAGCACCGCCTCGAGGCGAGCTTGGCGAACGCCCGCGCCATCTTGGCGCTCCTCGATGCGCACCAGCCGCGCCTCGTGCCTCGCCACTTGCGCGGCGCCAGCTACCAGCGTCGCGCCGACGAAGCCGAGCGCCGTCCACAGCACGCGCCGGTGGCGGAAGAGATAGCGAGCGGCCGGTACGAGAGCTTGCAGCTCGGCGGTGTCGTCTGGCGTCATCAGGGGATCCAAAGCGCATCGGGATACCCGAAAGTGTCGATCACCACCCCCGCCTGCGCTGACGGTGTGTTGGTGCAGCCGGCGTCAACCTGAGCTGTGAGAGCGAAATCCGCACCGCCGTCAGGACTATTGGTTGTCAGTTGCCACGAACAGGCCATCGGGATCTTTGTACCAGCGGCCTGCGTACAAAGCCCGCCACCACGACAAAGCGGCGTGGATCCCTGCCGGACGATAAATTCGAAGCTTCCGCCTCCAAGCCCCGAGGTTACTATCCAGGCGTCAATCCCGCGGATACGCGCCGGCACGGGGGGATCGGTGTAGTAAAAGACTCCGGAGCCATTGCGTACGGGGGCAATAATGTTGAGCACATAGTCATCCGCCAGCCAGTGCTGACCGTCGCAATTCTGGGGCCGCGCCTCGAACCCTCCATCCGCAAGAGGCCACAGGACGGCGATCTGTAAGCCGGCCAACTCTGTCGTGCACGCAGGCGCCGACAGAAGAGGCGTTGGGCCATAGAGAATCGCCGAGGCGTATCCACCAGAACCACTGATTTCTAGGTATCCACCATCCATCGCGGTCAAGCGCGGCGTCCGGATGCCACCAGCATTTGGCGCATCGACACTACCGCCGTCGTAACCCGTGAGCACAAGATTGAGCGGCTCAGACGTATCCCGCCACGCGCTGACCGTCGGGGCATCCACGCGCACGCTGGGATATCCTGTGACGAAGCCACCCGGGCCCTGCATGAGCGGACCGTAGATGTCTGCGGTCCCCTGCGAGACCAGGGACTGCCCGTCCTCCACCCCGGCCAGCGAGCGGATCTGAAAGCCCGAGATCACGCCCAGAGACGCCGTCACATTACCGTCGTCGAGAGCCTGGATGTTGCCGGCGAAAAACTGGCCGACGACGGTGGCCCCGCCGTCCACCGCGAGGGTGCCGGTGCTCACCGCGCCGCGGCATACCAGAACGTCCGCCGACAACATGCCAGCGTCCAGTTCGCCCAGGGAAAGCGGATCGGGGACGGCAAATGGTGGCGGCGAGGAGGTGAATGGTGGAGCGAAGCTGGCCATCATCCCCCATACCCCTGCCGCGCCCAGCGCCAGCGCCGCGCCAGCGGCTCCTGCTCGTGTCCAGTTCATGATTTATCTCACCTGTGTGACCCGCGTGTTGACAGGGGAGACCTGGAGGGCCGTCGTGATGCAGTAGATGGTGGTCTCTACGGAGCCCCGGGTGTAGGACAGGCTCAGGCCCCAGGAGCCGCCAGCCGGGATGGGACGCCCGGTGGCGCTGGTGACGGCGGAAGTCGAACCGCACCAGATCTTGTTGGGTCCGTCGTTGAAGATCTCCACCCCCTCCCGGCCGTTCATGATGGTGATCGGCAACGGAGTGGCGGCGACGTCCACGTTCACTGCCTCGACGGTCCAGGCGGGCGTAGAGGTGTTGGCGGCGAAGGCTATGCCGACGATCCAACGGCCACCGAACATCCCGACCAATGCAGAGCAACCGGCTATCGCTAGGTACTTCATCATCTTGCGCATGCTCGCTCCATGTGGTATGGTGTCTGCGTAGTACCCACACCGAAAGGGAGTCTATCATGATCCGAACGATCGCGTTGTCTTTGATGCTGAGCTCGCTGTCCTGCGGCGGCAACCTGGGTGAGCGAGGTGATGAGCTCGAGTGCTTTCCCACGGCGGATGCGCCGTACAGCGTGACGGTGGCGCAGTTGCCGTTGGCGGACTTCGTTCTGGACGCGGGGCGGGTTTGCTTCGCGTCGGACGGCTACCCCAGGACGGACACCTGCGGCGCCCCGGGCATCTACTGGCGCAGGGGCTCGTCCTGCCCGGACTACACTTACTGTCCGAGCCCCTATCAGCAGGTGGAGTACCGACTCGATCCGCTCCTCGGCGCTCAGCGTTTGTTCTGCCGGCCGTGAGGTCATGAGGCAAGGAACCTCATGGACGTCGAGATGAGCCCCGGGCCAGAGGCGCCGCCGCCCACCGCGGCGCGCAGGGACACCCGGTCTCCGGCGGCAACGGCCACCGTGTTGACTAGGTCGCTGGCGCTGTTGGCTGCGCTAGCAAGGGTGGCCGTCACGGCGCTGGCGACACCATTCACCATGACGGTGAAGACCGTGGAGGCCCCTCCAGCTGCCGTATTTGCCCATGCCCGGAAGTCCCGGATGGTTCCAGCGGCCGGGGTCACCCAGAAGGCCACGTCGGTCGTAAGAGCAGCCGCCCATCCCGAGGGCAAGTAGCGCGTCGCCGACGTTGGCAGGTTCACATCCGAGGCCGAGAAGCTGGCTGCCCCATGCCCCCGCGCCACCTCGGCGGTGATCTGGTTTTGCAGCGACGCGTCCGTGGTGTCCACGTACCCTTTCGTCGCCGCATCCGTGGCGGACGTGGGGGTGCCGAGGTTGACCACCTTGTCGCCGGTCATGTCGGCGCCTGCCGTGAATGTGGCGATGCCCGTCACGCCCAGGGTCGTGCCGATGGTCGCCGCTCCCGTCACCTGGAGGCTGCCGGACTTGGCCAAGCCGGTCATGTCGGAACTGAAGGCGGTCAACGCGCCCGAGAAGGCGCCCGCGTTGGCCTCCAGATTGCCGTTCAGCACCGTCAAGGCGCTCTCGATGCGCGCCAGGGCGGCGGTGAGCCGAAGAACGTCGGCGCCCGCCACGCCGAACCGAAGGTCGCCGGCACCAGCTCGCCGCATGCCGGTGCCGGTCTCCGCCGTGAAAGCTACGGCTGGCGCGGCGAGCGTCCCATCCACGCCCCGTAGCGGCGCGAGCATGCCCCCGTTGCCGTACCGGTCCAGGCTGGCGGTGAGAACGGCTGCGATGTCCGAAAGGTCGCTGTTCACCTCCGCGGCCAGGGCCGGCGTTTCGGGGATGAAGGGGAGCTCGGGAAGAGAATATGTTCCGGTCGGTCCTCGAGGCATTAGTCTTCTCCATCCTTTCGGCGTCGGCGCAAAAGGCGCGCGCGCGCCTCTTCGGGCGTGGACATCGTAGCACGCTGGCCCGCCAGGCCTGGCAAGAAGCTTCGCGCCGGTCCTTCCATGGCGCGCAGTCCCCGGCCAACCGCGCCCGTTCTCAGCGCCTCAAGCCCACGTCCGGCCCCCATTGCCCCCCGGGCTAGCGCGGAGCTTCCACGGGTGCGAGCGAGGTAGAAAGCGGGCACCGCAGCTAGCCCCGGGACGCCGCCGATGGCGCCCCCGGCGCCAGCAACAAGCAGATCGCGCAGCCCTAGAAGTTGACGCTGGCCAGCCTGCACGGCACCCTTGGCGGCCACCTGTTCGGCCTGAGCGATGTTGCCGAATCGCCGTTTTGTCTCGCGAAAGGCCTGCACGCCAGCGGGGTCAAGCGCGCTCTGCGACGTAACGGCCTCCTCGATGGCCTTGTTGACCTCCCTCGCCGCTCGCTCTTTCGCCTTTCCGATGATGCTTTTGCGACCGACGGCCTCGAAAGATGCGTTGGCCTCGTCCTGAAGCGTGCGTTTCAGCTTTTCCGCTGCGCGGAGGCTGAAGGGCACCGGCGCACCGCCCGGCACGGCCGTCTCCGCGCGAACGATGTTGCGGCCAGCGCGCTGAAAGGCGGCGGCGGCGGTGCTGGAGCCTTCTCGCTTGGCCTTGAGTGCAAGAGCCTTGAGACGGCTCGCAAGTTCCATGGCCTGGGGCGGCTGAAAGTTGGCCTGCTCAAGCCTGCTGATCGCCTTGCCGACATCCTTGCCGGCCTGTTCGCGAAGCGTCGCCAGCCGTGCTGCAACGCCTTCGGTGGTGATGCCGGGCGGCATCGCACCTGAGCGCACAATCTCCCGCACGGCTTCCGCCGAAACGGGCCTTTTCACGCTCAACATCTGAGCTCCCCCGCGCAGTACCCGCCGGGCCTGCTCCGTGCCGAACTCGCGCAACTTGCGCGCCACCGGCTTGACGGCTTTCCCCAAGCCGGCTCCCAGCGCGCCAAGGCCAGCTCCCACCCCAGCGCCAACAGCCGTGTCCTTGAGCATACCCGGCAGGCCCTCGCCCTCTCCGGCACCGAGGCCCCCGAGCGCGCCGAGGCCCGCCGCGGTAGCTATACCACGTCCCGTCGTGCTCACGGCCGAGCCCGGCATCAGCGGAGTTGTCATCAGGCCACCAGCGAACTGGCCGACACCGTAGGACCAGGGGTTTTCGTCTTCCGCCCGTCGAAGGCGCTCGCGCTGCGCATCGCGGGCTTCACGGTAGACGCGTTGCGGCGTGAGTCCGCGGCGCGCCGCTTCCGCGCCCTCGCCGCCCATCTCCTCGCCGAGCGGTCGCCCGGCCGACAACTGCGCGAGCCTCTTGATGCCCTCCGCAACGGCCGGCAGCGGATCGCCGGTCAACGTGCGCAAAACTCTTTGCCAAGTTGGCTGGGCGGTGTCCGCTTCCAGAGCGGCGCTCGCCTCCTCGCCGAATCCGAGCGTAGCGCCCTGTGAGGCGCCGAGACCGGCGGACTCCAGCGGACCGATGGGCGTAGGCGGCTGCGCCCTGCGTCGTTGCAGCGGACGCGCGTTTTTGGGCACGTAAGTGGCCATCAATCCACCCTTTCCCATCCGCCAGCCTCGGCGTCTTCGACTTCGTCGGCCGGCATCATGACCTCGTTGCCGGTGTCGGGGTCGCGCATGGGAACCTCGTCCGACGTGTTGTCGGGCGGGCTGTTCCCCGGTGGCGCCGCCGCCAGGGCGGGCGCCAGTACGCGGTCCACGTCCAGACCGTAGTCATCCACGATTTTGCGATACGAATCGATAAAACCGCCAAGACGTTTGCGCTGAGCGCCATATAGTGCGTCTGCTTCTTTTCGAAAGTCCTTGCGCTGCGCAGGCGTTAGTGGCTCGCCAGCGAGCACACGATTCCAGAGATTGCGCACCTTGTCCGGCGTCGCCGCGGCGTTTTGCGCTGTCGCCTGCTCTTTCTCGCGAACGACGCTTGTGGGATCGAGCAGCTTCATGTAGGCAAAGACGAGGGAAAGGTCGCCGGCCGGGCTCGGCCCCTTGCCCACCGTCTGAATGCGCTCCCACGCATCGCCCACAGCAAGAGCCTCTTTGACGGACGGACTTCGGAGAATCTCCTGTCGCAAGCGAGTTTCCATGGCGTATGCATCTTTTGTCGAGGAGCGCGCCAGCTTATCCGCGATCGCTTTTTCCCTCGCCTTTTGGTCCGCAGACAGCTTGTCGCGCTTGAAGCGAAGTTCCGCGGCCGCTCGCGCGTCCGCCGCAAGCCGGCTCAGTTTCTTTTCCTTCAGTGAGCCTTCGCCCGTCGCCAGTTGCCGCTCGCGGAGCCGCGTCTGGGCCTCGAAAGCCGCCTGAGCAGCCTTCGCTGCCCGATCGTCTTTGGCTCGTCGAGTCACCTGCTCGCCAAGGGCCATGAGTTGCTCGTCACCGGACAGCGTGGCGATGGCCTGAAAGGCCTCGGGTGTCAAGGTAAGGCCCTGGCCATCGGGTGCCACCTGCACGCCCGGCAACGGCTCTTCTGGTGCGGCCGGGAGTTTGTCGCTCGTCTCTCCAGTTGCTGGTGTCGCGGTCGAACTTGACGGCGCCGCCCGCGGCGTCGGCGCGGCCCGCAGGAGCAAGCTGGTCAAGGCGCCAGCGGGCCCACCGCTGCCGGAGATGGCGCCACGGTCGTTGCGAGCCACCGCGCCGTCCGGCATCTTGCCCGTCATCTCCGGCTCCGCCGGCTTCTTGCCGGCCACCCGCAGGCGCTCAAGGCCGGAAGGCTGGCGAGGTGGAGCGTTTCTTCCCGCGAAGAACTGCTCGATTTCGGCCACCTCTTCTGGAGACACCCCCGCCGCCGCCAAGGCTTCGCGTCGATCGGAGAGTTCCATCGGGGGCTCCTCG